GACAACTGGCCTCGTAATCAATCCCAACCGCCTTCGTCGCAAGGTGCTGTCCGCTGCACCTGTCGAATACGTAACCCCGGCCTACATTGATCTTCGGGCGCAACTGCTCGAATCAAACGATCAGGGCGTGCTCGTGGAATGTGCGGCCTACGCAATGGCTGGCTGCTTGGAGTACTACAACTGGCGGCAGTATGGGATAGCGCAGCAGATTGACCCGCATCCGATTTATGCCAGGGCGAAGCAATTGGACGGACTGGAAGGCATCGAAGGCACCACCTTGGAAGCAGTCACGCAGGCCGCACAGGACCTAGGGCTAGTCTCATGGGCCGACAATGCCGCCATCCGTGAAGTCTCAACACCTGACCAGGTAAAGCAGGCGCTCCACCGCAACGGCGTGTTGCTGGCGGCATTCCAGATCACGAAACAATGGGAGTTTGCAGACGCTGAAGGTTGGATTCCTGAAGGGGATGACTGGATAGGGGGTCACGGAGTGGTCCTATGCGCCTACGATCAAGTGTCAGCCAAACCATTCTATGGCGTGCAAGGGTCATGGGGTCCAAGACAAGGCTGGCGTGGCTTCAACCGTCTAACCCCGGCTCAGTTCTCCCGCCAGTTCTCCTACGCGCTGGCGTTCAACTTTGGGAAGTAATCTCCAGAATCCGGCAAAATCTCCCCTTCTTGTCCGCCCGCTTCACCCAGTCGTGAATCTGTATCCTGCCACCAGAAGCCAGCCAGATCGCGCTACGAGGCTCAAGGCGCATCTTTTCCGCCCTGTGGCTCATGTTGCCGCCTCCTGTGGCCTGTACCAGCATTATGCCCTTGGAGGGTGAACAGCACAGCAGGTCCCCGAATCCGTACGTGTCCCGCTTTATGAAGCAGTGAGGAATGGTTTGTTCGGTGACTGAGCAGGTCCAGCCTTCTGCCTCCATCATCTTTCGGCTGGCTAGGTTTGCTGCGAATGGTTTGGCTCGTTTCTTCATATCAGTGTCCGAATCTTTCAACGTTTTCTTTCCTGCCACGCCATTCAACAGACCACAACTTGAATAACGTAAGTCTCGACAGGCAATCTCGTGTCAGATGCCCCATATTACGCACAATCATTGAATCAGTGAAGATCGTTACAGTGTAAATCTCAGGAGGAAATCCAGCAGTGTGAAGATTCTCGACCGTCCATTGCAGGGCTTGAATAAGTGAGTTGAATTCACTCTCGTTGGATGTGCCCCAACCGAACTCAACCCGACTCGCTTTGAACACCTGCTGTCCATCAAGCAGGACTTCCCATGAACCGTACTTGTTGCCTGGATTGGTTGGCCTGCAACCACCATCAAAGTGTACATCAATCTGGTTCCTCATCTTCTTCTTTGGCTCCTCTTAACCCTTACGGACGGGAGGAGCGAGCGAGCGAGGCATAGCTCCCCCTAGGGAGCCGTGCCAACGCTCAAAGTTTACGGCGCGGTTATCGCTTCGCTTCACTTCGGCTCATGGGTGCCGCTAAAACCTCGGCTCCATGATTGGCCAGACTATTTGCGGGAGGTTGCCCACACCCAGTCGCGCTCTAGCCTTTCGCACCCACGCTGGTCGTTTGACTGTCCCGGCTACGACCACAAACAGAACGTCCGCCGCGTTGCAGTTAGCCCGCTTCAACGGTCTGGTTCATGGGGCAAAGAAAAACCCGCCAGGTTTTTACACCGGGCGGGAACGATGCCAGACCTTGACGGGAAACTCGACTAGCGCCGAGAGCCTTTCGGCTTTTGCAGGACTGGAATCAAATTGTTTCGTTGTCATGCTCTTTTCCCGTCAAGGAAATTGAACGCCGCAACTCTGCCTCAAGTCTGGAATGGTGTCAAGGGGCATTTGTTGGGAAACTCCTTGAACGACCAGGCGTTGTCGCTGAGTCGCCCTTTTTGACCACTGAGAAAGGCGCTGTCCTGCTTGCAGAAAACCGGAACTCCTGCCATCGCGCATTGTTGGACAACCGATTCAATCGCCTCCACTCCGCAATCGCGCCGGTTCTTGCCGGACTCGCCGCCTACGATGACCCAATCCACGGGCGCAATCGGGCCACTCTTTTCGCTCGTGTTCAAGTCCACCTTTTCCAACAACGGCTCGACGCTCACACCGCGCACCGCGAATGGCGTCTGAAGTAACTGTGGTATCCGCTCGTCGGCCCGCTTCTGATCCTCTACGCTGACAAGTCCCCAGACATGTGACGGCGCTTCACCGTTGAGCCACCCGCAAACAAATCTCAGGAGACTCCAAACATCTGAGGGCTTCTGTCCCTCGCATGAATCCGCAACTTCTTTGAGCCTGGTCCTGAAATTCTCAATCCGCTTCGTCAGCAGCAACACGTCCACATTTGGAGCAAGTCGGATCGCGTCCAGAAACCGCGCCAGCGTTTCTACCGGCCACTTTGGGTCGAGCCAATCCGAATTTGAATCTGCGAAAAGGCGGATTCTTCTGAGTTCTCCTTCGCAAAACCCTGTCTGTGGGTCGGGCTGAGAACACCCGTTTCCCATATTCACAAAATCGGTAGATGTGTGGCACTTATCGCACACGCACAATTTGTTCAGCCTCCGAAACACCGGCTCGAAGTTCACCGGCACACGCTCGCCTTTTGATCCCCATGTATCCTTGCCTTGAGCTCGCAGAACGCGGGCGCGAGTTCCGGCCTCGGCGTAACAATTCTTGCACCCCGGCGAAACCTTGTCGCAGCCTGTTACAGCGTTCGTCGTTTCGTCGCACCAGCCGATGTTGTTTTCGATTTTCACGCCTTCTTTCGCTTGGTAAAGTATTGCGGACAAAGGATGCGGTTGATTTTTACGTCCATGCCACGCTCAACCCACTTTCTTTCTGCAACCGCTCGTTGCGCTTCGGCCAGCACTTTAAGGCAGACAGCGAGCAATAGACGGTTTGCGGCATCGTTAACTAGACGCTGCTGTGCGCTCCGTTTTAGCTTTGGTGATTTCGTATTCACCGGAAATCAGGAGTCCTCATCGGCCACGATCTTTTCAAGCGCGGTTGCATCTTCATCCAAACTTCTGCACAGAGCGTCAAACGCTGCTTTCCAATCGTATTGTGGTTTATTCTTCACGGTATCGGAACGTCGTCGTTTTGTTGTGGGGGCTTAGACCATCTTCAGGTACACAGCCTCAGTCAGCATAAGATCATTTTTAATGTACTCCAAAGCCTTGTCCTTGTCGGTTTCGTACAGCTTGGCAAAGTCTGAGCCATTGCCTTGTTTTCGACCCACGCCCATGTGCCACGCCAGCAGGTCTAGTCCAATCCTTTGATCCCGGTTGCCACAGGACCAATACTGCATCGTATCAAACGCCCATTTTGCCTTCCAGGGAGTACAATCCTGCCATTGTGTGGGCGGTCTTATGCCGTGTTTCCACATGCGCCGACACAGAAACGGTATGTCAAACCCAAGCAGATTATGGCCAACCACAGTTCTGTGACTATATTCCGTGGCCTTTCCTCTGAAAAACTTGAGCAAAGTCATCTCGTCCATGCCGTGAATGATTTCTGGCCCATCATCCAGAATAACCCCTATCGCCAGCACTTCCCCACGACTGGCCTCCAGTGGCGCACAGTCGAGCCAGGAGCGTTCTTTCTCCGCTATGGCTGTTTTGACCTTCTCCGGGTCTTTGACGTTGCCTAGCGGCCATTCTGATGGCATTACCTGCCTTTGTAGTGACTCTGGTAGTCCTTTTGTCTCAATATCCAATACCCAATAGTCTTTGTTCATACGGGTTTCAGCTTGGCTTTGATTGTGTTCAGGATTTTCTCGGTTTCAGCGAGGTAGAATTGATCGAAGTTGCCCGGCTCCCCGACCTGATGCCAGAACACGAACAACACCGCCCTGATGCGTTCGGACTGGGTTTTCTTCGAGAGTTCTCCCTTTATCTCCTTTGGCGGGCTGGCATCGGCATCATTTGGCCGGAACGTAATCAGGCACGGGATGTTTTGCAGGTTGAACACGGAAAGCTTGTCCTCTGGAACAAGCTCCCCGCTTTCAATGGTCATTCCCAATGAACCATCGCTGCGCGTTCCCACACGGGACAATACCCCGTGGAATTGAATGGCTTGAGAATTCATAGTCGCCGTCTGTTCAGAAAGCACGGCCAGCAGAGCCAAGCTTTCAGCACCGCCGAATACTTAACCCTTCCGAACTGGCCGCACTTCTCGCACAGATGAGAGCTGGTTTGCTCGCCATCAAAACGGTACGTCATCGCTCTCCTGAGCGGCGGGCGCGACTGGGGCAGCGGGTTTTGGTGCAGGCTGATTCTTTGGTGCCCGGACACGGATGCCGCCGACCAGTTTTCCACCGAATGAAACGTTCGGATCATCGTAGGCCACTATCTTCTGGCCTGGCCATGTGTCGGTGTCCTCGCTCTTGGTGATCCCGGCGATGATCTGGCCATTGGTCGAGTTCAGGACCATTGGCTTCTCAACTTCATCGAAGTGCAGGCACCAGCGTAGTTCTTCGGGTGCGCCCTGCTTGGCTACGTTCTCCTGGGTGATCTGACGGATGGTGAGCAACACTCCTTTGCCGACTTCGGCCCGTGTCAGGAAGTTGCTTTGTTTGAGGGCTGATATGTGCATAACGGTTTCTTTCTTTTGTTCGTGTTTCGAGTGGTTTGTTGTTCTTCTCGAAAGTGTAAAAATCATTTCAAAATTCTCCAAAGCCACGGCCTTAATGCGTGTTTTGGAATGAGATCGTGCCGCGCCAGCCACATTGACCAGCGAGACAGACGAGATGACGGCTTGTAGGTCCAAGGTTTCATTTCTTTCTTTTTTCTTTCATCCGCGCAATGTTCTGCTCGTCTCGCCAGCGCACGCCGATTTCAACTGCTCTCCATGCTGCGGTCCTGAATTTTGTTCCTTGCAAAATGTCTTGAAGCAACCCTCCCGCAGCATGGTCAACGAGTTCATCAAACGTGTAATCTTTCAATTCCTTCGATTTCATACAGGCTTGTAAATCCAAAACGGTTTCGTCTTGCTGTCCTGTTGCAACGTCCGCGTTGCGAACCCATGCGCCCGCAGATATTCTAGCCGCTTGTTGGCCAGCACAGGGCTTGCCTCCGGCTCCAGCGCGTGGACATCCGACGATGTTGCCGAACGTTTGCGCCGGAGAAACGTCAGCACGCGCCAGTATTTGTCCGGCATGGCCTGACTCCCGGCGCCGTTGCAGTTTGTGCAGGGGATTTGTGGTCGTTCGTTCATTTCTTTAGTTCCCTTACTTCAACTCTGACGACCTTCATGTCGGGGTATTTTGGCCTTCGTTGTTCAGCCTGACCTTTGGTGACATAAAGCCCCGGCGAATCCGGGCATTCATGCGACACCATCAAATAGGGAAAGTGTTTTCCCGGCTTGCCGACGCGCACGGCAAAATATCTTTCGCGAATCATGGGTTGTTTTTACGCTTCTTCGTGATTTGTGTCAATAGCAAAAAGCAAATGCCTCCCATTGCTTCAGTTGGCGTATCCCTTTCAGCATTTCCGAGAAGTCAGTTTGACCGGCTTCGGTTGAGGTCACGTCGTACCAACCGTGTCCACGAAGCTTCACTTGGACGGTTGCTTTCGATTCAGGACGGCAAACCACACAGCGGCGTTTACAGTAGAAGTCTCGGCTTGCGCTCAATCTGTAGCCCATTCGGTGTAATTTAGTTTTTGTAATCACAGCCCTTTCCTTTTCCGGTTCTCCTGGCACACGTCTGTTTCGCTGCAACAATAGCCGCCGCATTTGGGGCAACGGGATAGGCCCGCCCACACGAGAGCAACGAAGGCGAGCAGGCCGACAACCAGCATGACGAGTCCGAGAATGGTTGAGATCATATATTGCGAAGTTGTTCCACCTGTTCAGAAAGTGATTCAACCTTGGCCATGAACTCGTCAACCACCTTCTGTCGGAAGGCGTCCCGATGGTGTTCAAATGCCATCGCTTTGATCCCCTTTATGGACTCGCGCCAGTAAACCTCAACCTCAGTGTGCGCGTCCGTGGTGCGTATCGCTTTGAATTTGTGAGGCTGCGAGTCACGGCCCATGAGGTTCCAGATCGGCTCAAGTGCTTTGCTGATTTCCGCCGTAAGCTGAGCGTCAGCTTTCGCGTGGAGGCGTTCAGTTATTCCTTGGGTATTCATGGCGCAACGAATGGTAAGCGAAGTTTTGTCGGCTTGTGCGGCAGCGCGGAGAATCTCTTGCGCGTCCTCGTTGTCGGGTTTGTCCATTTCGTGCCCCCTTGTGTGCTCATAGAATTCCCTGTCGCCTCACGTATCACTGGCGTGTCATCGCCGGGGAATGGAGTTGTCGGCAGAGCTATTGACGCACCATCATAGCGCACACGCTTACGCAGCACTTGGCAGGTTGTTTTGATACACTGTTCTTTTGTCATAATTCACCTTCCCCACCGCCAGCAGCCCACGCCTAGAAACCTCGCAACGGGCGAGGGAAAGGTTAGGCGAGGGCTGTGGCTTAGAGTCATGGGCCTTTTTGTCAGGCGTCAATCACGAGCAGGGCCGTGTTGACGTTGGTGCCGGTTTCTTTGAACGCGCCTTGCGGTAGCTCAACCCAAGTTGATGCAACTGATTGGAAGGCGTGCCGTCTCTGGTCTGTATCGAAACAGATTGCCGCCAGCTTGCCGCCTTTCTTTAGGAACGTCAGCGCGTGTTGAATGTGCCGGATGTCGCTTCGCATCGTGAAAGGCGGGTTCATGGCCACGGCATCAAACAAACCTGTTTCCTCTGGTGACAACATCAGGAAATCCCGCTGCATGATCGTCACGCCTTCGCGCTCCTGGCGGAATAGTTCCCGCGTGCAATCGTGGGCGATCTCCACCGCCACAACTTCACGCGGCGCGAATGACTTCAATGCGTCCAGCAATCTCCCAAGCCCTGCCGATGGCTCAAGCACACGGGCGCCGGGTTGAAGCTCCAACGCGGCCACGAGTTGCGCGGCGATGGCAACCGGCGTTTGGAACAGTTGCGGCACGGCAACCGCTTTCGGCGCCGTGCCGTTCTCATGCCGCCCCGCCAGCCGATCAAAGCGCGGGCGCAACTCGGCTTGCGCGTAGCCTGCGGCGTCGTTCTCCATGCGGAGATCGTGCAGGCGATGGAAGGTTGCGGGCTTCATGGTTTGGCCTCCGCTGTGGTTGGCTTTCCAAAAACAAGCCATTGCCCGCGCTGGCCAGATAACGACATGCCGCGCCCGTCCTTAACCCGCGTCCGTTTCCACTTGCGCGGATTGCGATTGTGGCGCATTGCCTTTGCGTAGCTCATACGGCGGCCAAGTTTTGAGGTTTTACCGGAAACCACCACGCATCGGAGTCCAAGTGAATAAAACCGCCCCAACTTTGGACTTCTTTCGCAAACCCAATGACGAGCCGATTGTTGAATTTGCACCCTTGGTCATTGGTATAAGTTACTGAGTCGCCAATTTTGAACGCGCAAGGAATCGGAGGCTCTGATTGCAGTCCGTAAATCTCGTGCGCCGCCCTTGGCTCTCCGTGGATATGTTTTGCGTTCATGCGAAGGAAAGTTCGCCGGTTTCCGCGTTGACAGAACTTGCGCCAGCGTCGGCCCGCTTCTTGTCCATCGCTTCGTACTCACGGCCTCGAACGGCTGCGCGGATCGCGGCAACGGCTTTTGTGTCGTCGTGCATCTTCTCCCCGCACTTCGGGCAAATCTTGGCGTCATACACGGCGCTTGTTTCGTCTTGGAATCCGCAAGCGCAATTCCAAAACTTGAAAACGTTCAGCTTTGACTTCTCTGCCGTTGCTTCACTGGCTTGCTTGTGCGCCTTCCATACGGCGGCGGGCAAAGCCTTTTGAGGTTTGTCGGTGAGGATAATAACCCGATGCGGCGTGAATTGCTTCGAGTTCGCTTCGTGTGTGGTTCTGATCTGGCAGATGGCGGGGCCGCGTTCCTTGGCCTCTTGCACCTGTTTGGCGTAATCGTAAAACCGTTGTCCAGGTTCAAGCGTGGCGTTCGCGCAAAGCTTTTCCGTTTCCGCCCGCGCATACGCGCCTTTGCTGTTGGCGCTGTAAATCGCCTGTGTGATTTTGCAGACGGTTGCCGGCATGAAGTCGGCGGCATAATCTTTGCCGTATTCCTTCAGGTAAGCCGCGCAGTGCTTCGCCTTCGCTCGCTCGTTCCAAATGGCTTGCAGGCGTTCCGCTTCGGCTTCGGTTGGATTGACAAGCGGACACGGCGCTTTCTTCGGTGCCTTGGCTTTCTCCGCGTCAATCTCGGCTTCGAGCTTGGCGATGTCATCCGGTGTCGGGGGGCGATACGCTTCTTTTTTAAGCCGTTCGATGTTCAACGTTACAATCGCGGCGCGGGTTACGTGTTCCTTGTATCCGCTTTCCTTGGTGAATCCAGACCAGCCGCGAGGGTCAAGCACGTTGACCGATACCACGCGGCCCGTGGCGTTGCTCTTGTTCACCTTGCGGATTTGATAAGAGCCGATCCAGCCGCCCGCTTGCATTTCGACAAATGCCGCCCGCCCGCCTTGGGCTTCGATCATTTGATTTTCATAGGCGAGGCGCAATGTCAGGTGAGTCGTCCAGTCGGTTTCTTCGGTCAGCTCGCTGTGGTCTGAGAAGTAGAAGGCGCAAGCCTCGGCGCCGGTGATTGGGTCGCGCTCGTCGGTTAGGAGTGAATAAAGACTTGTTGCGTTCGTGCGGTAGTATTCCCGGCATTTGTCTGGCCTTGGGTGCATGTAATCGGCCCACGTGTGAGCATGACCAGCAAACCAGACCGCCGCCTTTGTTTGTTCGGCTGGGTCGGTGATGGCTGCGATCTTCTGCCAGCCCTGCCAGATTGATTTACGCTCCTCGATCCCTGCGCGGCATTTCCGTAGTTCAGCCTCTAGCGTCTTAATCCTGCCCATGCGAACGCCCGGAGACGAAACGTGCAAAGCGTGCGAGATAACGCCCGCAGTGCGGCGCGTCCAATATTCGGCCTTGCTCCAAGCGTCAACCGCCCGCGTTCCAATCCGATCATGCCTTGCGGCTGAACATTCGGCGCGTGCCTCGCTCTGGTAGCCGTGGACCACTGGCCCGCTGTCGTATCTGTCCGCGTGTCCGGTTGCCTCGCCTGTCCGTTTGTCCCGATAATCTCCGAAGCGTTCCGCCCGATCTGCGGCGCGTTCGGCTGGCCCCATGTCCTCGTCCTCGATTATCCCGGCATACTCCAGCGCGGTATCTCGCCGGCTGGGTGTCCAGGTCGCCGCGAAGTCTCCGCCGCCTGCCTCGCGTTGCTTATGCAGCGTTACCCAGCCATCGGCGCGGAGTTTCAGAAACTCATCACGCGGTACGCGGCCAATGTAGAGCCGCAGCTTGTTATCCTCCGGCGAATAGGTCGCCGTGCCTTTGTGTTCACTCATTGTCTAGCCTTTTTGTTGTTGGTTGTGCGGCACTTCGCCGCGTGGATTTCTCCCCTCGCTCGGCGCTCTAGGCGCTCGGTTAGGAGCGAGGGGAAGAATCTTTAGCTCTCTTTCGCATCCCATCTGGCGCCGGGCTGCATGAGAATTTCCGCGATGCTTGCCTTGCATGCTTCAACCTTGGCGCAGGCGTCGGCTCTAAGAGGCGGGACGATTTCATCATTGATGATTTTGGCGTCTATTAGGGCGACGTGCGCCACATTGCCGGCGATTGTGGCGATGTTGTTTGCTAACAGCTTTGCGAACTTTGCTTGCATTGTTTTCCTTTCGTTATTCGCGGCACTTCGCCGCCGTCGCGCCTCTCATGGGAAGCGCGAGGGCGATTAAGTTTGTTTCCCTTTCCTTTCCGTCCAGTCCTGCCACAGCGTAAAGAGAATTGTGAACACTGCTTGAACGCAAGCGCCGATCAAGAATCCGATGAATAGTTGCATGCTCACTTGTCGCCTCCGGTCGCTTTGGGGAATTCAGGCAAGCCGGCCCATTCCCGCAAAAGAACATCGGCAGCCGGGATATGTTCCGCCAGCGATTGCAGTTCGACTATTTCCTCGTAACTGATCCGCTCGGCTTTGATCTCGCCCCGCAAGTACTCGAGCCGTTCAGAAATCTCCGTCTGTTTCGTCGTCGTTGGTTTCATGGTTGCCTTTCGCGTTGGGGTGTTAGGGGACACATTCCGCAATCGCGGTTTCGCGCACCGTTAATTGGTGCCGTTTAATCACTGCCTCGGCCTGGCTCACCGCTTCGCCTATCATGTATTCCTTCCCGCCGTCGGTCCCTTCAAATCCCCAGCAAGAGTCACCGTCAAGAGTTTCGCCGTCTGGTGTCTCAATCTCCGTCGTGTAGCCCAGCCACACCCATTCGTCATTGCACCAGCCACGGCAATACTCGAAATCATGTTGGACTGCTTCCGTTCGAATCTCCTTTGCCGTGGGCTTGTGGCCAAGTTTCATGGCGAGCTTCGCCTTGCTTTCGTCACCAAGTCCCCAGCCGTCGCGCTTCGCAACTTCAAGCGTCGCCTTGAAATCGTAATAGCGGCGTGAATGGCGATCACTGCAAAGAACCATTTCGCCGGGCTCCTTGTCGCGCGAAGTCCATTCGCTGACTATGCCGTGCCCGTCGTGTTCTTCCCACGGTGCGCCCATGTCGGTATCGTGATGGATTGCAACGCGGATTTTGTAACCCTCATGCTCTTGTTCGTGTGAGTCTATTTTCATCGTTCAGCCTTTCGTTTGGGGTGTGGGTTAAACCGGAGTGAAGGAATAGCAGCCATTGTCCATCAACATTGCCCGCACCGGATTGTCACTGACTGTCGGGTGATCTTCCCGATAAAGGAGAATTTCTTGCGGGCAATCTTCATTGCCAAACAAGCAAAACGATTTGAATTCAGGAATCGGATTTGCATTGTTCCATTGTGACGGTTTCAAGTGTGTAGTGCGTAGCCATTCACAATCCGATGGTTCATTTAGAAATGTCTGTTTGCTCATCTGTCAGCCTTTCAAAACCGGGAACCAACCAGCGCACGCAATGAAGTAGTGTGAAGACGACACAGCGCACGTCCGATTGATTCCCGGTAGATTGTTCGTCGTCTTCACATGCGTAGCTTCTCACACTATGCCAGAAGATGTCAAGGGATTATTTCAAACTATTTTTACCTACCTTGGAATAGGGGAAATTCTTAGGCGCCGTTGGGGAGATTTTCGGCTGCGATTGCATCGGCTCCAGCTTGGTCCCCGCGCTTCTCGGCTTCATCGGCCCGCCGTTCGCGTGACAGGTTCTCGGCTCGAATCTGAGCCAGTGTGCGCTTTGCCTTCCTGCTCTTTTTCTTCGCTCGCTCGCGCTTCTTCGCATCCCGAAAGTAGGACCGACGCGCTTCCTCATCTTGAACGGCTCGGTAGTGCTGGTAGTTGACAATGAGCCAACCCCAGTCGCGCCGAGAGTCAATCGGCACCAATCGTCGCCCGTCGTGATCCTTCGACCGGCTGCGCGGGTCCGGCTTCATCAGTTCACCGATCCCAAACAGGACCTTATCCAGTGGGACATTTGTACGCCGCGAGATGGCTTCCGCTGTGATGTCCACAACCCCGTCTTGGTCCGCCAATTTCAACAAATCCTCGAACACATGGCGCACTTCGTAATTTTCAGCAATGGAAGAATCGAAGATTTGAGTGAATATCTTGGCATACATTCGCCAATGATTACGCACCATTAACCCATGTGTCAAAGACATTGTTGACAGTCAAATTTTGTCTCGAAATGTCAACAGAAGCAGAGGCAGAAGCAAAGGTACTTGCCGAAGCAGTGTGTTGCTCCTATTGTCAGCAAGTGGAACCCACTTCGCCGCCAACCAAAACCCACACTGGAAACGGCACCTTCAAACGTGCCGGCACTGATCCTGTTACCGATCATATCCGCAACAAACCTCGCGGGACAAAGCGCCAGTTCCTCGCCCATGCGCTTCTTTTCGAGCGTGAAGCAGTCGAAATGCTGGCCGAGTTGAAAGAGACTCGGAAGGCCACAAAGCAGGACGGAAGCGAGAATGGGTCGTGTGACAACAAGTCTCGATCTGAGCCAGATTCAGGTGCCCGCGACTTTCTGGCACTAACCCGCGCTTGGGACACTGCGCTTGAGCGTATCCGCATCCTGAAAGGCCAGCCCAACCCAGGCAGCCGGCGTCCATCGCCTGATCCCACGAAGGAACGGAAGCCATCGAAGCCGAAGAATGCGGCGCCTGACCTGTCGGCTTGAATTGTGGTGTTTTGGCATGTGTGCATATCGTTTATAGTTAGACTATTATTGCCTGAATCTCACCGTTTGCCTTTGTTTGTTGTTGTTTCCGATTAAAATGTAGAGGTTACAAAAGACCACAAGGCAACTTGTGTCTGTCTTTTTGTCCTGTTCTGGCGCAACTGGCCACAATTTACCGTCTTTTGGAGGTGTCCTCGATCATCCTTCCGATGGGCCGTTAACCCTTCATGATTGCCCTAGGACGAGCCGTAGCTATCCCGACAGGTTCAGACAGGCAAACGCCCAGCCAGCGGGCAGCAGCGAGCGGCGCAGGGCAGCGTGGAGGCGGGGGTGGATACTTTTGGGGTACGGGTGGGGTGGTCGAATAACGCTATCAGGTGCCTTTTCGCGAAACGACTTTGTTTTCAGGAATACTTCCGGTGCTTCAATCCGTGCATGGGAGGTTAGACGGAACTTTCCCCCTATCGCTGCCGAGGGGATTCCGGGTTAGGGTTAAAACACTTCACGAGGCTCCAATGATCTGATTGGACCGACATTCCCTCGCCGTTCGAGTTCATCCATTATTCTCGCGGCGCGGCTGTATCCAAGACGTAGGCGACGCTGGAGAATTGCGATCCCGGCGTGCTGTTTATCAGAACGCAACACTTCAAGACAGTTTTCAATCAGAGTTTCGTCCTCGTCACACGATGAGTTGGATATAATCCGGTCGTTATTTGCTCCCTGCCGTTCAGCCTCCCATCTGGCTGCGGCATTTTGCAGGTTTTGCCAGCAGTCTTTGTCTGATTGGTGGCGCATAAGCGAGCAAGCGGCGTGGTAAAGATCGGTCGCGACTTCAATCCCGTCGCACTTGGCATCCTTCTGAAGAATCAGCACGTCCTTGATGGTGATTTTGTCGTCGAAGGTGAAGCCCTTGTCCTTGAACCATTGGATTGCGTTTATCATAAATCAGCTTTCTCAAACTCCTTTCTCTCGGCGCCAAACCATCGTCTATCCCCATCCGTCCGCACGTCGTAGCCTTCCTTGGAGGTGTGGTCGGTGATGACGCCGGACTCGCCTTGGGTGGCGAAGATTCTACCAAGTTCACCGTGATCCTCGATGGTCTTGGTGAATCGGATGCGGGTGCCGGGCGGGAGTTTCATTTGGAGAACAGTTGCTTGGCGAAAAGGCAGATGGCGAGAGGGAGCGTTTCAGCAACCTCTGAGAATGTTTGTTGATTTCCATTGGAGAATAACGCTGTCACCTTCCAGCCTTGGAATCCGTCAAGGTCAGAGTATTTCTCGATGGCAGGGAAGGCTCGTTTCAACTCTAATTCCGCAACACACTTCTCCAACACCTGCATCGCGGCGGCGGGGTCGGTGGTGTAGAGCGGCGTTGAAAACTCGCAGATGGTCACAGGCTCGTCACCGCGCAAGTATTCATGCTTCTTCGCTTCGTCGCGGGTAAGCCACCAAGCCTCTGCCTGCCTATCGGTGTAACCATGCGCGTTTGGACGATACCAGTAACCGCGCTTTTTGACGCCGACGAATCGCTTTACGTCCATCACATGCTCGGCAATCCAAGCGTCCAGTTCGCGCAGTTCTTTGTCGCTCATAAAAACATCCTACACACAATCCTGACGCCCAAGGCCAGGAACACGGCGATGATCGTGCCATAGCACCACGCGGCGATGCGGGCGCACTTGTCGAGAGCGTCGTCGTGAATGTTGGGTTGCGGTGGATTGAGTCTGGTTGCTTCATCAATGAACGCCTGTCGGACTGCTTCGGATTGTTTCATACGTTGGTCACTTTCTCTTTCGGTGCGCCTTTTTGTAAACCGACGCGAGTTCCGGCAGCGCCGGCGTGATGAACCGCGATACCGACTCGCAGGCTTCTACAAATTGGCAGTGATCGAAGCAAAAAAGATAGCTCGCCATGTCGCCGCATGACCCGCTTTTCTCGTAACGAACCCGGATGTTGTCCAGCGCCATCTCGAAGGATTCGTGCAAGAGTATGTTGACGACTTGATCCCAATGTATGGACGAGATGCCGACTTTGATTCGAGGCAAAGAATTGTCATCCGGCGCTCCATAAAAGTAGCCGTTGTTCTCGTGCGTCAAAGCGTAGAGATCAACGTTGCTGGAGCAGAGTCGGTACGTGCCGACGTAAATTTGAGGCTTCATCGGTCTGGAGCTTCTAGGCGGTTGCGTAGTTCAGTGACGTAGCCAGTGATCCACGCATCTCTCAGGTCTGGTGAACTCCAACGCTTAGAGATATACGGCAAGCGAGCGTCTCTGGCAGATTCATACCCTTCCATGTGGGCATCTTGGAGTCTCGAAAGTTTTACGAATTCAGCCGTGCTCATATCAGGCTTCACAGTCATAAATCGTTCCTTTCGATGTCGAGTTTCTGTTCTTCTTTCTCCAACTCTTTCTCGTATTCCCGCTCGTTCCAGTCTGGAATGGTGTGCCAGTCATCTTCAAGATCACGAATCAAAACGCCATCTGGCAGGTTGTAGGGTGTGCTCATACGCCAGTCCCGTTGTTGCGATGAATCGTTTTGCCCTGCCACGTCGCCTCAGTGTGCGAGTCATCGGCATGTTGCGGTCCCGCCTGAGCCTGCCGTTGCGCGATGATCTCGCGAATCTTTTTTGTGAGTGATTCGAGGATCGCCACGCGGCGTTCAAGCTCCTGGCGTTTGGCTGAGGTCATAATGCTCCAACAGTAATAGATGCGCCTTCAGACTTGTCCCAGGCGAAACAAAGCAGCGCCCAATTCGAGCCGCTGTCGAAGTTGAAGATTTCCAGCAATGTGATTCGCCAGCCGCCACGACGGAGGTAGAGGCGCACCAAATAGAATTCGATTTCGTTCATGTCAGTATCAGGTTGGCGAGGGCGATTAGGGCGATGATGGTTTTCATGGTTTGGTTTTATTAAATCTGTAGGCGTAGAGAGTGAACCATACTGCCCACACCACTGATATGATCGCGGCTACTCCTGCCGATGGGATTTTCCCAGCCGCCCACCACATGAAGTCTAAAAGTAAACTGATTGCGCCGAGCAGCACCATCGAGGCAGCGAACGCGACACAGAAAAATGCTATGATTTTGAGAGCCTTCACGGTTTGGTTTTCAACTGCTCGATTGCTTCGAGGATTTTCTTCTCGGATTTGTCAACATGGCAATTAACGAACGTCGTGGTCAACCACGCCATGATTCCAACGGCGTAAACCAAAACCTTGAAGCTCCTTATAATCTTCCTGTCTAGCGGCTCTTGTTCGGATTCGGGTTTCATGGTTTTAGCCATTGCGATACGCGTTGTTTTGTCACTCCAAATTTAAGACCGATGGCTTTCAGCGTCGCCCCGCCCCTACGCAGCAGAATCGCAGCAGGTATATGTGGGCATATATGTCCGCGTGCCCGGCCTCGTTTGAACGGAGGCATTCCCATCTTGCGAGCGGCATTTCGGATGGACGACGAATCAATCCCGAATTCGCGCACGATCTCCTTCGGCAGTTTGCCTTTGAGTAATTCACGTGTGGCTAGTTTGGTTTTGTCGCCGTGCATGATGATTTGCGATGGTGCTTGAGTTCTTCGTCGAGGAAGAGGTTGATTTGATCGCGCAATGGAGGGGCGGAGTCAGACCGAGGCTCACCCATTTTATAGATGATGTCCACACGGCACGGCAGAGCTTCCAAGGCGTCAATGATTTGGGTGTCTGTGCGTTTTTTCATTGTAGGTAACGTGAAACCGTCTGATGCACTTCCTTGATCCTCCCGTGCCACTCGGAATACTTGAGCCGCAACACGCAGTTGCACCGCGTATCGCTCGCCAGAAACGGCTGGTCGTTGCACAGGAAGATGACGGGCAGCTTTTGCACCGCTGCGGCCAGATGCACGCAGAATGAATCGCCCGTGATGAGCAGCGCGGCTTTTTCCAGCAGCGCCAGGACATCGTAGGCGCGTGCGGCCCTGACATTGCACAGGTCAATGATCTGGAAGTGCGCCGACCATTTTCGCCGGATGGAGTAAGTGAAGGCGTGATGCGCGGCGAAGGGGGAACTGCGGCCACAACTGAGGCTCAGGAGTAGCACGGGTTTGTTGTCTGACGTTAGTGTGCGGCTGACCAAGCGGGCTTCGCGGCTGGGGTCGCGACGGTCAAAGACCAAGGGATAATTTTCAACGTCATCGAATTTATCTCCGTAGCCAACATGAGTCCACGCCAGCCGGTTGTAGCAGCATGGCGTGGCTTTTCCGTGCCACCGCTTGCCGAACGTCTGCATCATCAACACCGTTGCATGTTTTTTCTGTGCCAGATCAACGGCCAAGTCGGAGCGGTCGGGAGCAAATTGAACCTTCACCGGGCTACAATATCCGATTCCGCCGAACAGGGAGGCATAGTGAAGATTCACGTACCAATCAGGCTTCTCTCCCGTGCGAAGGAAGATGTCGCGGGCCACAGGAAAATTATTGGTTATGTCACCTAAACGCATAAGCGATATGATTGCCGTGCTCACCACTTCGTATCAAACTCCAGCCGAATGATGGCCTCGCCGGGCTTGACTGCTTGCCCTGCGTATTTCTCCAGCACTTCGTTTACAAACGTCGGGCCGATCTCAACGTCGCCTTCCTCAAGAATCTCTCCCGGCTTCAACGCCCGGAACGTTCCGCCGTATCCTTTTCTGATCTTGGCTGTGGCGAGGGGGAGCTTCATGTTGCCCTGAGTGCCTCGCCGATGGTCACTCGGCTGGCCAGTATTCTGCGCACAGGACCGAGGCGGCGCATGTCGTCCAGTTCATTTTCCAGTTCTTCTTTTGAGAAGTGTTTTTCAACAAGAGCGGCGGTGACTTTGCCGCTTTTATCGTCTGTCCTCACCCAATACACATCTTCGTCGTCAGTAAGTTCGCGCATAACTAGTCACTTCAAACGGTAAACGATTCGTTTCGAGACTGGCCAGTTTTTGAGATGGAGTTCTGTTGCATTCATATTTGCTCCCACGCTTCGCGGTCGGACTTTCTTTGCTTCCTCATAAACTCGCGGGCGTAATCATTGCCAGTCAGCCCAACTAACTCAGGATGCCTCTTGTTGATTCGCTCCGTTCCACTTGTCGTCAGGCCGGATTCTACCCATGCCTTGCGTCTTGCTTTGGTGTAGTCGGTTGCGGTCATATGTCCTTGTAGGGCAGGCGGTTTGTCACACCTTCATCGAGAGGCGTTGTTGAATAGTCGGGCACCTGTGACAAATCAACGTGCTCCGCATTGCGAAACAACCGCGATGAGATACGCCGCTCGAACTTCTCCGGCCACGCGGAAGGAGCAACGTTCGTCGTGATGATGTTCCACTTGAATTCGCGCCGGCTCAGAAGAATGTAGAGTTTTTCAACGCCAATCTTTGACGGGTCGTGTTCGGCGCCGATGTCATCCAGAATCAGCAATGCAGCCTTTTGAATGTCGTCCACAACATCCCATTGATCCTTTTTGAACCCATCCACAATGTCAGGCCAGAGCGCATAGGCGACCGAAGGCGAACCCAATCCGATGTCGGGATGATCAACCATCGGGATTTTCATGGCGATTCGCTGCGCCCAATACGCAATCCTGTTGGCTATGTGGCTTTTACCGGCGCCGTTCTCACCGATGATCACAATGGTCCTTCCATGCGCCGGGCTTTTTGCATACTCGGCGCAAATTGAGTAAATCCGCTGGGCCGCTGCCTCAAGTTGTGGGTGCGTGATTCTCAGCCGGAGCCACTTTTCCAGCCATGCTCGCCTTTGCTGCTCGTTGGGCTTCGAGTTCCCGCTGCTTTCTTGGGACGGCGGTGGCGTAGTCGGTGGGGCCGACAACAATTCCGAAGTTGCGAGGATTTGGCTTGCTGATTTGGGTTCCGTTCCGGTTGTCATACTTTCCTTCCATTATTTTTGTCACGGCATCTGGAGTGATGAACCAATCAAAAGTGGCTTTCCAGCCACGCTCAGATTCCCCCTGGCAGAATCGGGACGACGCAACACGATCAATCGCCTTGCGCCAGTTCTGAGCAAAGAACGGCTCGCGGATTCTGATTGAAAGCGATCTTCGTCGCTTGTCAGATACGAGCAAACACTGTGTAAGACCTTTCGTGCTGTTCCATGCCTCGAAGATTTCAGCTATCAAAGCCGCACTAGAAAGCGAAGCGTCTCCTTCTTTATGTACTGGAGTAGGAGACGGAGAAGGAGGGTTCGTTGTCGTTCGTTGCTTCGGTTCGTTGTGTGCTTCGTTATCCGCTTCGTTCTTGGTTCGTTGCTCGGCCATTCGTTTTCCCCAAGAAGAATCACCAATCCTATTGGCAGCAGAGGCTTTACCTCCGTTTGAGCTTCTTTTTCTCCATTGCTCAGATTCACACCTAACTTGTTCCATGCGAGCGTTTCTTAGCCGTCCATCATCTCCAACAACGAACTTGTTCGATACGACATAACGAACCGCCGCTTCGTTGTCTGGTTCGTTGTTGGTTTTGGCCATCATAAACAGCCTTGTTTCATCATTGGGAAGCGAACCCTTACCCCATTGGAAGCACAGAAGCCGTATGTAAACTCCTACCTCGCGTGTGGTCATATCGCCAGTACCGGCGATGAAGTCATCAGCGTAGAATTGAAATGCAGGTGGATTCACCGACAAACCCTAAAAACGCCAGCCTGTGTGGACGAGCAGGGAAAAGCCATCGCTCGCGCAATGGCAAAACCTACGGGGTCACAAGCTGGCGATGTTAGGATTCGTAACATTTCATTTTCGCGGCTCGTCCAAGAGTCGCTCAATGCGGGCGAGTTAATCAGGCTTCATGGAATGAGTCAACAGAAATCTCACACAAACTGCGAAATACTTGGACGGCGAATTCTCGCCATACGGAACGAAGATCGTCTGCCGCGTGGCCGACTGCTCAAACTGACACGACTTCGGCGCGTGCTGATACGGCGCGTGCGAGTGCGGGAACCGCGCAGTCTGATTGGTCGAATGGACGATAGCCCGTAGCGACGTGTGCGCGTGCTACGGCTGCCGGGAAGGGATAGGCCAGCGGCGGTACTCGAGCCATCCAAAGATGTTCCACGGGCTGACGATACCCTCGGCGCCACAGCCCCAACCTCAGACAACGCCCGCGTTTCAGCACGTTGGAAGGCTGACGCCGCGGCTTTCTTCGCCGCTTCCGGTGACAACCCGGTCAAATCCAGTCGTCCGAGTTCATCGGAAAACTCTTTCCCGCGCAGAGTCGTGTATTTCTGCAACTCCGCTTCGGTCATGGAGCGCAACTCGTCACCGAACTGGTAGCCACGCGACGGATTGATGGCTGGCGGTCGGAAATCGCTGGCAAACAAGTTGGAATACGCCCGGTTCTTGTTGAACTGCTCCTTGTCGGCGGGCAACGGTGCCGTTCCACCGCTCAGGACTTGGAAAATACGCTCAAAATCGTTCTCGTTGCGCATCGGATCACCCAGCATGTTGACCCGGTTGGCGTCACTGGTCGGCAACGGCACAAGCAGGTCCCAGAACGAAGCCAGTTTTGGGTTGATGTTCGAGCCGGCCATGCGGCTGATCTCCTGAAAGCCGGGTAATCCAGGGACAAGCGTGCTGGCCGCTGCCGCGCCCGCCTTTTTTGCCGAAAACTGGCCGAAATCCGTATAACTACCTAGCATCCCACTCGTAGTTCTACCGCCTACCGCCGACGAATAGGCCGCCGAGCCGATAACGTTAAGCCACTGGCTGGGATCCAACCCGTCCAACTTCTCCGGCGTGAGTCCGAGCTTGGCCGCACGCTCATTCAAAGCCTCCTGCTTCTTCGCTTGTTCCACGGTGGCGTCGTGGAAGGCCCCGCCCGCCGCGAGGTAGGGTGAAAACAGCGACATCGGGCCAACCCGCGTGCTGATCTTCATTTCCTGCGTGTCGCTGACAGGAATGATGAGCATGTTCGGTTGCCAGCCGTTGGCCGTCCATTTGGCCTTCTCCTTCTCATCTTCAGGCCATTTGCGCGGCAGGACAGTCCAAATCCCCAGCGCGGCCAGAGTAAATAGCGTACTTCCGATGGTTGTGCCAATGACAGCCTCGATCTTTCGCTGCCGGATGTTGCGCTCACCCTCGAACCACGGCGAACCTTTGAAGAAACCGGGGAACAAGCCCAGCGGCGTGTAAGCCAGCTTGCGGTTGAGCGAAATCCCCATCGCGTTACCGAACACGAACGGGAAGGCGGGTAGTCCAGTCTTGGACATAACTTCCTTTCCGCCCTTGGCGCCCATAGCCACGAGTCCGCCCGGCCCACCGATGGCGCCAAAGCCCTGCGACTCCGGCTCATTCCAGCCGAGCACATTCCGGTAGTAATGATTCTGAATCTTCCACTCGTCCGCAGGCAGGCCGGCAGTCTTGGCCATGCTATAAATCTTCTCGCGCAGGATATGCCACGCTGCCCGCTGGATGGAGGCGTTGTTGAGGTCCAACCCGCGATCCTCAAGAATCTGCCGTGCCTGCGCCAGCGACTCGACGCGGGCCGTCGTCAGCAATCCGAGAATCGTGTTGAACTCCACTTCCTGCTGTCCCGGACTCTTGCCCTGTTCGCGCAGTCCGGTCCTGATCTGGTGCGCCATTTCCTGCGCCTCAGCCGGCACACCCTGAATCACGTCGGCAGCAGCGGCGAACTGCCGGCCAAACCGCATGGTCAACGCCAGCAGATGCAGGAAGCGTGCGGCAGCGGGTTTGCCAGCCGCCTTCATCTCATCCGCCTTCATCAAAGCCCGGTCAAACACGGCGATGGAGGAAATCAACTGCTCGACGTTCTTCTGCTCGCCCTTGCCCGCCAGCGTGCGCTTGAACGACGCCAGCGTGTCACCCAGCACTTTCAGGCGCGTCCGGTAGGCGTCGGTCATCGCCTGAGACAGATTGTTCAACAAATTCGAGTCACGCCCAGCAGTCTTGTCATTGCCCCATTGCTCGAAGGCGTATTGCGCTGCGCGAGTCGGCGTATGCAGCATCATCTGTGTGGCTACGTCTATCACTTGACGAGTGCCAAATCCTAGCTTCAGTAACAGGTTCGCGGTGAGCCACTCGTTCGCGGCCATAGCGGAGTTGTACCGCTTCACTGGGTCGAGGAAGGTGGACGGGTGCCGCAGGCTGGCGACTGGGTGCGTCCAGCGCGACCATTGCGTGTTCATCTGGCGCAACAATTCCTGCCGCTTCTCCAGCGTCGTGCCTTCGACAAGAATGTTCGCCTTGTCGCCGTACAACTTGACTTCTTCCGGCGTCGGCTTTCGCAACGATTGTTCGCGGATGGACCAATCGCGCATCTGCTTGATCTCGGCTTCCGTGGGAACTTTCATCCCCTTGGTCTTGGCGTATTCCTCAACCACCTTCGCTGAGTCGAACCAGCCGGAGTTCACGAGGTCGGTCAGCTTCTTCCACAACTGCGTCTGCGGGCCGATGACTTTGCGTTCTTCCGGCAGCAGTGTGGCCAGCGCCTTCGCCTGTGCCTTCTCGCGGGCGACCGCGAAGCTGCGGGCGAACGTGGCGCTGAATTCAGACTTGAGTCGAGCCGCTTCCGATGGCGTTGCGCTGAACTTGTTCACCATCGTGTCCACGAACCTCTCCACGATGTCGTCCTGCTTGTTGATCGGTGTGGCGAAGATTTCCAGAATGACATCGCGCAAGGACGGCTTCACTTTGAGCCGGCCAACGACGCCAAGGAACAATTCCTGCAACTTGGGATTCTCGTTGTAAAGCCGTTCAATTTCCTCACCAGTGAATCGTTCGCGGAAGTTGAGCGCAATCCGGTCCATGATCTTGCGCGTGAGATCACCGCCGAACATATTCTCGTAGGTTCGACGCAGGAAAAACTTCGCGTTGCGGGCGACAGTCCCCATGTCCTCGGTGATGCCGGTGATGGCCCGCAGCATCGTGCCGCGCCAGGACGATTCGCCAACGGATATTTCCATCAGCCGTTGAATCATTCCGTCGCTGAAAACACCCTGCAAATTGCCGACGTTGAAATTCTTGTTCAGGAAGTTGACGAGACTCGACACGTAAGCGGGATCGCCGCCCGGTTGGTGTTGCGACTGGATTTGTTCCGTCAGATGTTTCAGCAATGCCTCGCCCGCGTCATCATGGTTCTGCCCATCGGATTCGAGTTTGAAAACGAGGTTTGTGTCCGTAGCGCCGCGTTGCGTTCCAGACGATAAATCCGCTTCGCCGGGAAGATTCAGAGACTCGACGTAATCGCTGGCACGGGTATCCGCCGCCGCCTTCTGTTCGGGCGTCAGCCGTTCCTTGCCGAGAATGTTGTATTCTATGCCAGCGATTTGAACGATGTCGCCGCTGGGCTCCGCTTCCTCAGCCCATTTGCCAGTGGCCGGGTCAATGACCGAGCCGCGCACTTCATTCTCAACCGGCTCATTCGTCAGGCTGGCTTGTCCTTCGAGATAACGCTGGTTGAATTCGGGGATCGGAATGCCAGCACGAGCCGCACGGCGGACGGCAGCGCGATGAAGCGTTTCAGCACTTACACCAATGCCGCGCATCGCCTTCTCTCGTTCCTCTGGATTCGCCTCGTAATACTTCTTGGCGAAATCCTTTTGCGTCATCTGCCACGGCGGGACGGATTCTTCGCCAAGGCTGGCGGCGCCGACAGCTTCTTGCGCCTGAAATTCCGAAGCTGATTCAAGATTCCTGAGAATCGCCCGCCCGATCTCATCGTCAGACAATCCAGCCACATTCAACTTGGACAGAAACTCACGGATGCGGGCAACGATGCGCTGCCAAAGTGTCGGCGTCGTCTCCTTCAACTGCGCGAACCATTCTGCCATTGCGCGGCGTTGATACTGTTCGTCACTCTCAGTCGCACCCTGTTTGTAACGCTGCCTGATTTTGGCAAGAGCGTCGCCGCCAAGTTCCTGTGTGATGGCTGACTCGATTGCGGCTCGTCCTTGCGCTGAGTCCAGCAACGGATGAATCAATTCGTGATTGAGGACTTCGCGAACCGCGTCGGCATTGGCCACATGCGCCAGGTTTATGACGATCTTCTGTCCATCCCACCATCCGCGCACGCCGTATTGTTTGCCGTCGCTTCCGGTTTGCGTCCATTCCGGGCGGTTGACGACTTGGACTTCTGGCGCGTTTGGGTTCTCTTTGCGCCATGCGGCGATGATGGGTTGGGCTGACTGTTCGGAAATTGCGCCAGTTGATTCAGTGAGGCTGGCGGAGCCTTCAGACTTTTCTGTTCGCCGCTTCTCAATCCATTTGTCCACCGCAGCGGTATTGACCGTCTCAGGGTTTTTCGGATTGATCTTCTTTGCAACCTCCAAAAGCGCGGGCGACCACGTTGAGATTTCGTCGCTTGCCTGCAAGCCGTGATATTCTTTCGCGGCATTCCAGTCAGCGACGGTCTTGATTGAGGATGGGGGCTTTTCAGCACCGCCGACGCTGCGATAGTTTGGGCCACCTGAAGAAACCTCAATCTTGCGAGCATCTGACCAAACCTGAAGCAATGAAGGCCCGTGTTTGTAAAGTCGGAACACGCCATCGCCGGGGACTCCAATGACGACCTTGCCAGAGCCTTGCGCGGCCATTGCCTTGATAATGCTTTCTGCTTCTGCTTGAGAGCCGACCGCAGCGGAAATTTTAGTCTTGGTATCTCCCGGTTGCCACGTTGTTACCTTGAATCGCCCACTGCCAGCAGGTTCGATTTCACCGAACGAGAATCCGCCGCCTTTGCCTTGGGCCGCGTAAGTGCCTTCGTCGTTCTTGGTCAGGGTTATTTCGTCAGACGCCACAAGGTCATCAATCGCCTTCTTAATTCTGGAAACGAGTTCTGATTTAACCTGCTTTGCCGGGATGCCTTTAGCTGATGCGGCTTCAGTTTCCGCTGCCCGAATGAGTTTTGCCTCCTGCGCTTCATTGGCCGCTTTTTCTTCGGCGTTCTTTTTCTCCGTCGCAGCCAGTTCTTCACGAATGCGCGTGGTTTCGGATTGGATGTCAGCCTTGAGTTCGGCCAAGACGGTTGCAGACAGCGGCTCGACTGGCGCGTTAGGATCAATCTTTCCACCGTAAGGCCGGTCGCCAGTGCGGTAGCGATTCAATTTGTCGCGAAACGCTTCGGAAAATAAATGCTTCGGAATGTCTGGCGCATTGACGGCAGCATCAAGAGCGGCACGGCGACTCGTTTGAATGTCCAACTTCGGTCCAATTCCAGAGCCGGTAATCGGATCACCAAAGTAGGCGTTGCGTTGCGCTTCATCGCGCATAGAAAGCAGTTCTGCATCTGTTGCGTCGGGGAATACCGCCTTCAATTCTCTGTAAAGCTCGGCGTCTCTCGCCTTCACCAATTCTGGTGGCACCCGTGCGCCGGGATTCTGGTCTTGCCAGAGCGAGACTCGATGAACCAATCGTTGCGCGAGCGACTTCTGTGGATTGTTGACGACATCTGCTGAAACCGACTGGTCAATCAGCCTTCTGTCCACTCGTGCCGATTCGTCCAAAGCATGAAGCTGCTCGTCAATCGTTCGAGCCTGCTTCTGGAGCGCATGGAAACGCTCTACATCTAATCGTTTTGCGCTCGCCTTGATCTTACTCCGTGAGTAAGCATTACCACGTTGAGGCTTGATGGTCTTTTCGAGTGACTTTATCTCGTCCTGAATCTTTTGGTATTCGCCACGCAACTGCGCTTGCTGAAGGTCAACAGCTTTTATTCGGCGGCGGGCATCATCGGTGAATGGAACATCAACCGTCAACAAGGACGCAGTATCAGGCGCAGCTTTCTTCTCAACCCTTCCATCTTCAAGCCAAACGCGAACAACGCGGTTTGGATCATTCGGAAGCGGCGAAAGAATGTTGTAGCCACGCCCACCGTTCACAATTTCCTGAACGATTCCAGAAACAGCCAATCCCTTCTTTGCAGAAGGCGTGAATGTAACTTCATCCCCAACATCAGCCACGAGCTTGACTGTCTGCTCAACCGGCGCAACACTTGGAGTTTGAACGATTGACTGTCCCGCCTCAGCTTGGGCGCTCTGTTTCGGTGAAACATCGCTCGCTGGGCCGGGGGTTTCTTCAACTGGAGCACGGAAGAACGAATCAGCCTTTTTACCTTCAGCTTTTGAGGCTCTAAACTCTCCCCACTTTGAAAGATTTCCGTGATAAGATTTAACTCTGTCTATGGCTTCCTGACGAGTCGCACCTTCTGAATAGACGACATGCTTGAAGAATGGGCGCTTGGCAGCACGGGTTTCCAAATCTGTATAGCTTACCTTCCACACCGTGGGCGTAGTTGGTGAGATCGCAATAGGGCCTTCAGTTCTGGCCGCGCCGCCTCCTGCACCCTCTCCCAATACTCCAGCCAAATCGTCTGCTTTAATATTCGATTCACTTGAGCCCTTGGCAGCCTTCGGAATTTGATACTTTTCGTCGGCATATTTAACTCCTTTGGTTGGTTCACCAATTTCTGGAGGACCATCAACATCGTTCTCTGAAAGTTTCTGGCGATAGAATTCGTCTGCTGCTTCTTTCGTCTTAAACCATGCACGCGCCCGACCATCAGCCCAAGGCACAGACCAAGCTTTCCCTTGCGGGAGAGTCTCGGCAGGCTTCGCTGCAACGGGCGCAGGGGTTGGAACATTTGCGATTGGGGTTGGAACATTTACAGGAGCAGCGGCGGGAGTTGTTCCCTCACTAACGGGTGTTAGTTGGTCTCCCGCCGCCACACTCGGTTCCTTGGGTGCATTGCTAACTGAAGTTCGTTTCTTCGCTTCCTCGAACGCTGCCTTAGCAGGCCCTTCCAGCGACATGCCGTATTGTTCGATTTGATTCGAGTTGAGCCGTCCGCCTGCTGCCGTCGTGCGTCCTGTTTCTGGCGCTGTGAACGGCTCGGTCAATTCAAACCAGCCGATGGACGGATTCATCGGGTCGAGTGATTTGAAAACGACGGGGGCGATCTTGGGTAGGACGACTGGCGGAACAACCGCAGGGGCGACCGGCGCAGGAGATGGTCTGGCTTTCCGCTCGGAAAGAATCTGATTAACGATGTCATCAACAGGAACAAATGTTCCGTCGGATTGTTGGCCGGCGTTTCTCCCACTGGTATTTCCGTCTGAAAATCTAACTTCGATAGTCTGACTACCCCCTCTTGTGTCAGGGCCACGCTTCACGCTCTCCACGGTCACTTCGGTATCAACCGGAGCATCTGCCAGCCGCAGTTGGCGTGGAACTATAAACTTCTGGCCAACGACAGGATGTTCAATTGATTCCCCGACGGAAGGCAGAGCCAGCGGCGCTACCGGCGTCGTCGCGACGACAGGCGCTTCTGCTTGCGGCGGTGCGAGGATGGCTGGGGCTCCCATCCGGTTTTGCGCAGTGTCCCGTACACGTATGCCCCTGTCCGCTTCTTCGACAGGTGGAGCTTGCGTGCCCGGCGCTTCAATTGGGATTCCAGTTCTTGTGGCATCTGTTTCCTCCGTAGGTTGTGCTTGTGTTGGACGGCGCACTCGACCGCCTTTTGTTCTCAACAAAGTCGCTGGCAGTTCCGCTATCGCCTGAACTATGCCGCCCGGTGCGCCTTCCTGAACGACACCTTCCAATGACGGCTTGCCTTCGACAATCCAGTTCTGCGCGAATCGTTGTGAGCCTTCCTCGCCAAAACCGACAGCGAGTGAGCCAGCCACAGCTTTACTGACTCCCCACGCACTCAGCTTGCGGGCGGCTTCGGCAGGATCAGGGAAATACTTCTTGAGAATGCGTCCGGCACCAAGATGGTTTTCGATCAAAGCCGCGACGGTGGAATAGCCAAGTGACTTGGCAAACGCGGTGTCAGGATCATCGCCGCGCTGTCGTGAGCGGCCAAAAGCATCATCGAACTCTTGAACACCGCCAAGCAATGTTGCGATACCTGCCGCGCCTTTAGCGGTTGCGCCAGCGGCCCGCGCTCCAACACCGCCTGCCAACATGGAAGCCATCTGGCCAAGTCCGGCTGCAACGTCGTGTCCAAGATTGCGCTCTGGTTCAGGCACAGCGGGGTAGGCTTGGTTCAAAACATCCTCGACACGCTGGCCAATCTTGTAGATTGGACGAGTCTCAGGAAGTTCTCCGGGCGCGGGTTCAACACCAACCTTCCGCAAGGCGTAGTCAGCAACTTCGCGGGCAGTTGGACCGAATGGAGTAAACTTTTGACGTTCACCAACAGTGGAAATCGTTTTGATTGCCGCAGGAACAAACTGCGTCAGGCCGCGTGCGACTTCGGTAAGGTAGCCGCCTTGATTGTCAGCAGGAATTGCTTGCGGAGGTGGTTCTACAGGTGCGTCGGATTCCGAGAAAGAGGACTTCGGTGTGTCGTAAACCAGTTCATCGGTATCCGAGAAAGGCATGACTCATTGCTTGCGATACGTTTTCCCAGTCTGCGGGTCAATGTAAAGCGTTCCGGGCCGGAGCATGTCGTATTCCTGTCGTGATTGTGGTGTGGCAATCGGCGGCGGGATTACATTCTCACGCGCCCATCTTGCGCCGGATGCCACGCCGCGTCCAGCGGCTCCGGCAACCGCGCCAACTCCACGGCTAACGGCGTCCCCGACTACACGAGCGCCACGCCCAACATCTTCGGCCAATGCGCCTCCAAGTTCAGCCACAGGTTGAACAATCGTCCGGTTTAGCTCCCCGCCGACGTAACGGATCGGCGCGGCAAATGCGTTCCATCCGGCTCTGATGTCCCTACCCATTTCGTTACCAACAGCACCAGCGCCGCGAATTACGGATTGGCCAACCGGCGTATCAGTGACGTAGCGGCCCGCTTGAATCGGAGCATTCCAAGCTACGCGGGCTGGAAGCTGCATTGCATCAACAACATCTCCGGCACCTTGGCCGACGAGTTCGGCACCAGAGCGAACAAATCCCGGCGCACGCTCAACAATTGGAGAGCGTGACCAGTATTGCATGGATGTTTCAGGGTTGTTCTGCCATCGCGGTTGCGGCGAGAGAATTGCAGGCGCGGCGTTCGTGGCTGTTCCTGTTGCTGGCACTGTTTTCCACGATTGCAATAATGCTGCGGCTTCTTCCTGAGTCATATCAGAACGCGGTTGTCAGAATCTCCAAAGCTTGTTGGTCAGTGAGACGGCCCGACTGTACATCAGCGCGAACGTGGTCAATGCTTGGATACCGGACGCGAATACTGTGCGCTGGCGATGAAATGATGGCAGGCGCGGCCACCGGCGCATTCGTCGCCGTGCTGAATTGCGAGAGGTCAACGCGGGGGATTGATGGTGGAGTCGTGCTTGGCGCAAACTGCGTGACTGGAGCGGCGCTCTTAACCTGCCACGGTCGGACAGGAAGCGCGGGTGTCCATTCGCCAGCGACTGGATCGAAGTTCAGCAGTGTGGAAATCGGATTCTTCGGGTCGGTGAACTTCTGATAACCTGGGCCGATGGCTTTGAGCTTCGCGCTGATAGCCTCGGCGCGAGCCTTCAAGTCGGCGTTTGGAGTTCCAGCGTGCGCCCAATCACCAAAGGTGTTCGGAGTCGCGAGTGCTTTCTGTTCGGCCAGCAACTTCTGATATTGATTGAGCGTGTTCGCGGCAGACTTTACCTGAGCATCCTCTGCGTCAATGCTGGCCCTGACTTGAGCGGAACGAATGGCGTATTGCTTTGCCAAAGCTGGCGGTATCGTCGGATGAACGGAAAGGATGTGGGCTACATCGTTCCATTCGCCGGAGTCGGCCATGTCTTGCGCCCGCTTGTCCTCATATTGCGCCAAGCGTTCTTCGACAGGATTCTTGCGGGCGTCGGATGTGGCTTTTATTTCCTCACGTCGCAACTGCGCCACGGTTGCCTCACGTCTGGCCGCGTCCTTCCTTAGAGCCTCAAACTTGTACAGATCAAGATTCTCGCCTGTGGTGTCGCGAATGGAGCGATCTGCAAACTGCGCGAGGTTGATTCGGTTGGCGTAATCCTGCTGCGCCTGCTGCTGCTCGTTCTGCTGGCCAAAGCGCCATGCGTCCATCGAGGCTTGGCGGGCACGTTCGGCAGCGGCAGCGTTAGCGGCTTCGACCTGCCAGTTGTGCGTCCGAAATTGCGACAGGACGTTTTGCTCTTGCGGGGCAATCGCGTCAACTGTTGAGCCGAAAAAGCGTAGGTCTGGCATAATGTCATCCACCCATAAGCGAATCGTTCCACCATTGGTCAGCAGCCGCGCCTGTGCTAGGGCCGTAGTAGTTCCCGTTCACAACCGCAGAACCACCACTAACAGCGTAGGGGTCGAAAGGAATGCTCGGTGTCGCACGATTGAGGTACTGACTTGGATTCGGATACACGGGTTGGACTCCGGGTTGAGCAGGCTGGCCACTGCGTTGCGCCAGCAAATTCAGCAGATCATTAACCGACACATTCTGCGGCTGACGCACGGGCGCATAACCCGGCGTGCTGACCGGATAACTCAACATTGGCGCCGTGGCTGGCTCAGGAATGTTACGCTCCAGATATTCACTCGCGGCAATCAACCGTTGCGCGGCTGACAGGTTCGACAACTGGCCTGCTGCAATCGCCTGTTCACCGCCAATCAGCTTCAGGACGTAATTGGCGTAGTTCTCCTGCAACTGCAATGGCATCGCGGCCATCCGCGTTTTGACATCGTTCAGGAAGGACGCAATCTGGAATCTGTCGCCACGAAATTTGTCATTCAACGCGGCGGTGAAACTGAGCAAACCCTGATCGTTGCCGTAGAGTTCGCGGTTCAGCGGCATCTCAATGTTGGCAATCTGGCCATAGCGTTGGTTGCCGATGCGTTCCTCAGCCGCAAGCTGCGGCAGGAGCGATGCGCGGGCAATGCGCGGAGCCAAGCCAGCGTTGTTGGACGTGATCGTGTCGGAACCTCCAACACCAGGAAACCGTGCGATGGATGCGCCAAGGGATGAAGCGGCACCGGCCTGCTGCCGAATGTTGGATTCGGTCTTGTCCAGTTGCGAGGTCAGCCGGGCAATCGCGTCCTTGGCTTCCTGCGCATACCGCGCATTGCTGTCGCTGAACTTCGAGAGGACATCGCCTTGGCCAGTCTCGTAGGACTTCTGCAACCCGCGCACTTCGGTTTCGAGCGGGGCAGTGTCGTAAGACTTGAGCGCGGTGTCGGAAGCCGCACGGTAGTCTGTGGCGAGTTTATTAAAATCTGGCGTCAGAGATGAGCCGGTGCCGATAGTCTTGGCGAGCGCCGTGGCGGGTGTAGCGATTTCGGGATAGAGGACGTTGCGCTGGAAGTCGGGTTTCGGCACGGCGTTTGGGTCAGTGTCAGACAATTTGCCGTTCACGACAAACTTGCCCGTGGTGCCAAGGGCCCCAGTGAACGGTCGTCCGGTCCCACTGTCAATATACCCCATCAACGAATCGAGAACCACTTGGCCAGTTGGCACACCGCTGAATCGCCTGCCGGAGAGCGACGGCAGAACACCGTAATTGCGTTGCAAGAATGTGTTTGGATCACCGCCAGTGTAAGGGTTAATTGGCATATCAGGTTGCAGGCAACGTGGTGTTTAATTTGGAGAAATGGTCACGGATTCGCTCGTTGTTTACCTGTCTCCAAGACTCAAGCTCCGGGCATATTTTCAGAATCTTGGGCGGAAGTTCCGTCAACGAGAAGCCTTCGATAGGACCACGCACAGATTCAGTTCGGTTACTCAACCCTCGAAGCCTTTTTTTCTCTGCGTCGGTCACGTTGCCAACCATGCTCCCGAAAGCGATTTAAGGCAATGATTTTTATAGTTGACATTCTTACGCCAAGGTGTTTTTATCTCCTCCATGCTACAGTCACGATCAAGTTTCCAGTGCTCCGTTGGTCGCAAGACCATCATTCCTCACCAGAGTGACTGTAGCGGGCGGAGCATTGGTTTTGAATCTTACGACCAAGCTGAGCGATGAGCGTGCGCCTCGTGCGCTACAAAGGCGTGAGAATCTTTCTGGACGAACTGCCAGAGGAAGCCACGGAACAGGTCATCGAAGACCTGTCGTGCGGCCCACAATGCCGCGCTCCGCAACTGGACGAGGCGAAGACGCAGAACGACTGAGTTAAAGCAGCACCGATGAAAAACAACTAACTATGAGATGTGCAGAATGCGGCCAGCGAATAACGAAGGACCACACCAAGGGTGGCGAGATAAATACTCGGCGTGGTGCTCATCGGTCGAACAGGTAAAAGCGGAGTATCTTGGTGAGGCGACGGAAGGCGCGAAACAATGTGTGGTGTGCGCATCGTTCAATGCTGGCTAACGTCCCGGATGAGCAGCCCCGGAACTGAGACTTTATGAAACCTGAACCTCAAGAAAAAACTCAATACGCCCAACCGGGTCTGCTCCATCCGGTTGGTTCTGCCATTTGGCATTACAGTCAGGCGAATGGAGTAAATATGTGGACGTGGGCTGCGTCGGCTGGGTTTCGCTATTTCGTGACGCAATACAGAGCCAAAGTCCAAGCGCACGTCTCCTCTGGAACGGCCTATAGACGATCCTGGACTATCGGTGATTACGCCACGGTCAAAGAGGCCAAGGTTCGATGCGAGGAACATTGGCAGAACGCTCCGGGTGAGCTACCCGGCGCGAAAACCCAAACGTGAAATCCATGCAAACCAACATCCAACAACCAGATCGGCCCGCCGGGTTAGCTCGACCCGGTGGTTCTGCCGCAGTCGAACGCGAGAAACGCCAATGGTGGGCCGTGGCAGATGGTGACGTGCGCGAAGTCACTGGCTACTCATGCGCTCCAAGCAACCCAACAATGTGGTGGTGTCCAGAAGTCGGATTCTCCGGCGCGGAAGGACATCATCTTTTCGAGACGCGGGACGAAGCCTTCGCCAAGGCAATCGCTGAATCGGAGCGCGACCTAACGGCTCTCCAGAAGCGGCTCGAAGGACTGAAACGCAGGCGGCAGAACGTCGGCGATGAGCGACTGCCCGCCGACAGCCCGAAAATATGAAAACGAAAACCAACTCCCGCAAACCAGCACGCTTGAAAACTGCAAAGCGCAAGGGCAGTTCTGCTCCATGCCGTGGTTCTACAGCATACGCGGTCGAATGGAAAACAAAGAAGGCCAAATGGGAACGGATCCCCGGCCAGCGGGACAACAAATCACAGGCGCTGGAATATGCCAGATGGTTCTTTAGGGACTTGCTAGTGCCCCCCGAAATCAGATGCGTCGAAATAAAACACAGCGAGCGGGTGCTGTAGAACGAAAAAGGTCAGCGATGAGCGATAAACACGAAGAAGATTGTCTGTGCCTAGACTGCGCTACAGAGCGAAGCCTGCGAGAAGCGGAACAGGCGGAAGCTCATTCGCTGCACCGCATGGTTCTGACGCGACCTGCCGTCCAGAGGCTTGAAGCGTGGATGAAGGAAATAACAGACCTTCTGTGCTACCAACCTGAAGTGCCACTTGCCCACAAGACTGAGGTGGTCAACGCAATGGTCGCCTTCTCAAAAGAGATTGAAGCTGCTGATTCCAAGCGTCAGAACAGTTATTCCAACGACTCAAAGCCATGACAGCCGTAATTGAACCGCGTAAAGCTGATTCACTCAAGCCACGTGAGGTGTTCCGCCGCTGGCTGGTCACCAAGCATTACTCGCCGCGCACGGTGGATTGTTACGTCAAGCGTTTGCTCGATTACAGTTTGACAGCATGTCACACGCTGCGGCACACTAGCAACTAAATGAAAACAATCCCTCTTAGTGCTGGAAAACACGCCATCGTTGATGATTCGGACTTCGATAAGTTGTCAAAGTTCAAATGGAGTTTGAAACAATGTCATGGCGGAAAGCTGCTTTATGCTGCACGGCGACCGACGGTAAACGGAAAGCGGATCGAAGTCACCATGCACCGATTCATGCTTGGCATAAATGGATCATCACACAAGCAAGTTGACCACATCAATGGAGACGGGCTGGACAATCGCCGGGAGAATTTAAGGCTATGCACCCAAGGAGAAAACAGCCGAAATCTTCACTTGGCATGGGGCAAATACGGGGTGCGCGGAGTCTCAAAGGACAAGAATAAATTCAGAGCGCGAATTAGGTATAACTACAAAATGATTCCAATAGGCCATTTCGATACCGAGAGGGACGCTGCCGTCGCGTATGCTTTCGCATCACGCCTTCTTCATGGTGAATTCGGGTCACTTCCGGGACATGCAAAGCACATTCATGTCGCCGCTCCGGTCGAGCGGCGCATCAAAAGCCCGCTAGATGGCTGATTGTTATGAGCGACAACTTCCTCGACCGACTGAAGCGTCTCTCCGCGCTGCTGCCTTCGTTAAAGAAGCAGTATGGCGACCGCATGATGGAGAATCGGGCCAAGCGCAACGGCAAGCTGCCATCCGCTGCGATACCCTGCGCGTTGTGCGGAAAGAGATATGGCGCTCCGTTTGCCAAGCGAGTCGAAGCGAAGATAGTCGAGCCAAAGCACAAGCCGTATTGCCCGACGTGCCAGAAGAACTTGGACTTGGGTTGGTGCGCCATTACTACTGTGGAAGGGACTCGGTTCGCATGGTTCAGCGGCGAGGATATGCCAGAACCGTTCAAAGGACAGGTCATTCCAGTGGGCGATGCGGAGTATGACAAGATATTGGAACACTACAAGGCGCAGCGGCGATGAAAACAAAAAAGCTCCAACGCGGAAAGACGGCCAGTGCTACCCGACGCTCTCGCAGTCGTCTTCAGCGCGTGGTTAGCCAATTTCGTGTGCTGAGACTCAAGGAGCGAATCCGAAAAGGTGACCAATTCTACCACTACTCGCATCCGTGCAAATGGAAATCAGTGGACGAAAACACCGTCTATATTATCAACCACTTTGGAGGCGTGCCGATGCACTACAAAGGCCGCTTCCGCCGGCAGATGGGGCACGAGAGTAAGCGACAGCCGACAGAGAACGTCCCGGATCAGCGACCGGGCGAAAACAAGAAAGAAATCTGAATATGGCAATGGGCATGGCGAAACCAAGAGTGTGGCCGGAGGACTCGGCAACAAGAAACTGGCTGCGTGAACAGAAGGCAAAGCAGCGCCGTTCAAAAAAGCGTGATGGCGAACCGGCGAAGCCCGGTTCGCTGCATCCGGCTGGTTCTACGTCACCGGCCTCTGCGTATCGGGATGCCGAAGGGTGGGTGCTGATGGACTCCAAAGGCGACCCAACCGACTGGCCCGCTGACTGGCCGAAAGAGATCAACCGCCGTTTTCTTAAAAGCAAAGGCGTCATGCCGGTGCCGTAGAACGCAGAAGTCAGCGACAGCCTCCGAGAGAAACCGTGAACGACACCGCCGACATTCTAATTCCAGTGAACGCCGAACCGGAGAGCGGGGCGGCTGTTCGCTGCACTGATTGGTTGGGCCACGTCACTGTGCTTTTCGTGATGAAAGACTCTCTCTACAAGTCGCTCGGCTGTGACTGCTACGACGCCGAACGAAACGCGCTGACCTACGCGGGCAACAATCCCGTGGTCGCTCATCCTCCCTGCCAACTGTGGGGCAAGATGGCGGTGATAAATCATCTGCGGTGGGGCGGAGAACACAACCGACCCGGCAATGATGGCGGCTGCTTCCAATTTGCGCTCGACACTGTGAACCGCTGCGGCGGCGTGCTCGAACATCCTGCGGAAACCTACGCATGGACGGCGCACGGGCTGCCGTATCCTGGAATCGGATGGACGCGATGGAAGCAAGGATGGGTGTGCGAAGTCTGGCAATCGGCCTACGGGCATCGAGCGAACAAACGAACATGGCTCTACTGCTCAGGCACTCAATCTCCGCTACACCCTCGATGGGCGCGACCAATCGGGACGCATCAAGTCGGCTTCCACGACCAGCGCGGCAAGGCCGCCAATAAACCGACACTCTCAAAGCGTGAGGCAAACGCCACGCCTCCCGCGTTCGCGCACTATCTGCTCGAACTGGCAGCGACGTGCGCTAAGTGGCCCAACGAAAAGCTCACGCAAGATGCCCCGCCTCAATAACGCCAAATGACTATCGAACTGACAGACGCGCCGCCGAAGATGCAACCGCTCGAACTGCGAAGCGGGGCATCTTTGCGTGCAGCGTCTTGTTCCCCACCTGCCCCGCGATGTGCTGACTTATTCTGCTGCGCCGGCGGTGCGGGCATGGGAATCCACAACGCCGGATTCGAGGTGGAAGGATGGGACATCAAGAGCGGCCTGAACTATCCCTTCAAGCGTCACATCGGAAATGCGCTGGATGCTGACCTGTCCGGCTTCGATTTCGTGTGGGCCTCGCCGCCGTGCCAGGCGCACACAACTCTAAAGCATGTGACCGGCAAAGAATACGAGTGCTACATCGAACGCACACGCGAAAAGCTCAAGGCGTGGGGAGGACTCTACATCATCGAAAACGTGGTCGGTGCGCCGCTGCAAAATCCGGTGATGCTCTGTGGCTCGTCCTTCGGGCTTCGGGTGCGCCGGCATCGCATCTTCGAGAGCAACGTCCTGCTGACTGCGCCGGAATGCAACCACGCCGCACAACCTGACCCGATAGACGTGAGCGGAACTGGCAGCTTCCAACACGCGCCTCGTAAAAAGAAAACTGGCGGACTCGGACGCAAGCCAAAGGGACTCGAAGAAGCCCGCGAAATCATGCAGATGCCGTGGGCGACTCGAAAAGAAATCGCGCAAGCCATACCACCGGCCTTCGCGGAATATCTCGCACGGCAAATCCTGCGCGTGCTCAAGGTGGGGAACGTCCCGGATCAGCGACCTGCCGATGAAAAATAAACGTCCAATTTCTCCCAAAGCCGGATGCCGAAAGCGAACCGCACGTTCGCAGCATCCGGTGGTTGGGCCGGGCGACCGAATACAAATTGGCACTAAACTCGTGAGCGGTGAAGTGTGGTGGGGCAGTGTCCAAACCGTTCTGAGATTCTACGATGGCCGGCCAATGTATCGGCCAAAGTGGGCAAAGGTAGATAAGATCGCTACCCACTGGCGTCGGCCCAACGACGATAAGGTCAGCGATGCCGCCCACTGAGACTCACGAACTCGCCGGAGATGCGATGGCGGCATTCGCTGCACCGTATGGTTCGGCGTCATTCTCCCGCGTGTGGGCAATGCCGTCTGCTGACACCTTCAGCGTCCGGCCAATAGGTGACATGGTGCAACGCTATCTCAAAGCCGCGAAAATCTCGTGCGACCCGTTCGCACGCAACAAACGATGGGCAACCTACACCAACGACCTGAACCCAAAGACAGAGGCGGAATATCACATGGATGCCGAGGACTTTCTGCGGATGCTCGCGGGCAAAGGAATCCGGTGCGACCTCGCAATCCTCGACCCGCCATACTCGCCGCGCCAAATCAGCGAGTGCTACCAGGAAGCCGGAATCAAGTGCGGCATGAAGGAAACGCAAAACGCCGCGCTCTACTCTCGCGTAAAAAACGCAATGGCCGAAGTGCTGACCGACGATGCCATCGTCCTGAGCTTCGGATGGAACAGCGCCGGAATGGGGCAGAAGCACGGCTGCGACATCCTCGAAGTGATGCTCGTCTGCCACGGCGCGGCCCACAACGACACAATATGCCTTGCGGAACGAAAGCGTCCGAACTTGCAAGGCGCGTTCCTATGACGCCTAACGACCGAACTGAGCGACCCGCTGGCGAAATGCAACAAGACCTATGAGCCGAATCAAACCGTCCAACTACGCCCTGATAACCTCACTGAAGCAGCCCAAGCCGGTTCGCTCCAGTGAGCTTGTTAGCAGGCTACTTGCGAACTGCAAAAAACTCCAATCACTACGAAACGAAGCACGACAGCAAGCTCAAGATGCTCAACTGGCATACGATGACCTGTGCGACCAGACCTCGAAAGCGTGGGACAAATACTACGACGCCAAAAACGGAGAGCCTGCTAACAGTGATTATGCGACGGGTTAGCATATTGAAAACGTGAATCGCAAACCCCTAACCCTCTGGCAAACCGTGCAACGCACGCCGCCTTTCGTCTGTCTTGCGATGGCTGTCAGGCGCGACCGGAAGCGCGGCGTTCAACACAGGACAATCAACGATCTGGTGCAACGCAGCGGGATCAAGCGGCGCACGTTGCAGGCGTTGGCCTATCGCCGTGAATGGCCATTGCTCCTAAAGACGGTGAGCGACTTTGCCGAGGCGTGCGGTGTGAACCTGTTGGCGCGTGATCCGCGCAGGCGTTATCGCCGTCTGACCAAGGGTGTGAGCGTGAAACAACTGCTGAAGCCGGAACAACAAAAGAGCATGATTCGGCTGGCGAAGGGAGAGAAACCGTAAATGCGTTACGGCATCTGTATAACGACATACACGGCTCTGGATCACTGTAAGAGATGCCTGGAGTCCGTATTTGCACACAGTTCCGACTTTGAATTATGCCTGACCAGCAACGGTAATCCGGTAGTTGGGAATTATTTCCTTGGCCTGGCTCGCGATCATCCCAACGTCACGGTGGTAATAAATCAAAAGAACGAGGGATTCATCAATCCATCACGAGTTGCATTGACCAAGATAACTTCGCATTTTGTGATTTACCTCAATGACGACACGACTGTTGATTCTGGCTGGCTTGAGGCTTTGGAGCGTCCGTTCAAGGAGTTTCAGATGTGCGCGTTGTCCTCGCCGGTGGGTGGTCATTTCCGAAAAAGCCTCAACCCTGATAAATCCGCAATCGAATATCTATGGGGACATTGCATGATGGGGCGAACGGAATTGTTGAAAGAGGTTGGATTGTTCAGTGATTACTTGAAGTTTTGTTACTGGGAGGAGATAGACCTTGGTCTTCGTCTGATAGAAAAAGGCTACACCCTTCACGTTACTCCAGACTGCCGCGTGACCCACATCGGCAAGGCCACAAGCTCGAAGATGCCCGGCATCAATGCGATTGAGCAGCGCAATTTCCATGAAGTGGCTAGGAGATTTCCGATGTACTTTGGAAGGCGAGTGCCTGCATGAAGATCATGCTCGCCTACATCATGGTTCCTCATCTTGCGCAGTTTCAGTCCGCGCACTCGCGTTTTATCAGTTCCTACCTTTCGCATCCGCCCGGTGAACACCATTCAACTGTTATCATCTGTAATGGCCGGGAGCCGGACAGCCGGCAGAAGGCACAATTCAGCCAGATTGCAGATTGTAGTTTCTTCACTCGCACAAACGACGGCTGGGACATCGGTGGTTATTTGGATTATTCCAAGCAATGTGACGCCGACATGATCTTGTGTTTTGGTGCGTCAGCTTATTTCAACAAACCCGGCTGGCTCTCGCGCATGGCCAAGGTGTTCGCCGAAGCTCCAGGTCTTTACGGGACCTGCGCCAGCTATCAGATTCGCCCACATCTTAACACGAGTGGATTCTTTTGCCCGCCACACATTTTGCGACGTTATCCATTCGGCGTCAGTAGCAAGTCTGACCGATACGCATTCGAGCATGGCCCTAACAGTTTGTGGGTTTTGGTTGCGCGGGAAAAGCTTCCAGTCAAGCTGGTGCTATGGAGTGGTGAGTATCAATGGCGCGAATGGCGCAGGGCACCAAATTGCTTCTGGCGCGGCGACCAGTCAAATTGTCTCGCGTTTTGGAGGCCGACAGAAGATTTTTCAAAAGCAGACATGAAAACCAAGCGCGTGCTTTCAGGTTTCGCCGACACGTTGACTGATCCGTATTTCAAACAGCAATTCAACAAGAGAAAAGGGGCAGAAATATGACTTGGAGTTTGATTTTCACATTCTTTAGAAGTCTGACGCTTGACCATCTTGAGCGAAGCCTCTACTCATTGTCCAAGCAAACCATCTCCCCTGATTGCTGGCTGTTCTTCGAGAACAACACTGATTATTCAGAGAGTGAAATCAAAAGGGTCATAGCCAAGCATTTCGACGTGGACAAGCTTCGGTTCTCGTTTAATAAACACGGTGATCCGGCCAAGACAACAGCTTCTTGGTGCCAGAATACAGCTATCAGAATGGCCAAGCATGACGTGTTTATTTTGGCAAAAGCAGATTGTATTTACGATGTGGATTACTGCGAGAGGCTGGTCGGTGAGTTTTCCAAGCAGTCTAACGATGGCGCTGACCCTATGTGGTTTGTTGCAAGCTGGTTGATGCAGATGCCCTATTGGTCGCAAAAAGGAAAACCACACGAAGCAGTTGACCACGCTTCTGATTTGGAAGGTTTGAATTGGAGGGAAAACCCAAAAAACCTCCTGAAGAACTCGGAAGGCGCGGGCTGGCACACGAGCGCCTTGTATGATGCGGCCAGTTTTATCACGACGAAACAAGCAATGGCGGCAGCGGATTTTTACGATGAAGAACTTTTGGAATGGGGCTATTGGCAGCTTGATCTTCAGGGAGCCATGCAGCGGGCGGGAGTGAAGTTTCACATAATTGAAGAATACTTATACTTTCACCAGATGCACGAGATTGAAAACGGGCCGCGTGATTTGAAGAAGGCTCAGGCGATGTATGATGCGTCGTCTCGAAGAAGTCGTGCATGATTCTTCAATCCACATCACAGGCGGGACAGGATGTATTCGCATTTGAAATGTGCGGGCAGAGAACTGATGGCACATTTCTGGATGTTGGTTCGTATAACCTGACCTCGATGAACAACACATACGCTCTTGAGCAAATGGGTTGGAGCGGTTTATTGTTCGACATTCTGTGTGACGCAGATCGGATTCAGAATCGCACCAGCAAGTTTATTCAGGGCGACACAACCAAAACGGACTGGCTCGCGGTAATTGATGAGGCTGGTCTGCCTCGAATAATTGACTTTTTGAGTTTGGACTGTGACGATGCGACACTCGACACGTTCAGTAACATACCGTTTGGAACATTACGATTCAGTGTTGCGACTATTGAGCATGATCGTTACAGGATTGGTGATGAGCCGCGTGACAGAATGCGATTGGCGATGAAGGAATACGGTTACGATCTGGCCTGCGCCGACGTTGTGATTCCTGACTATGGCGAGACTGAGGATTGGTGGTGCTTTCCAGGCAGCGTAAACGCGGACCTTATTAAGCGTGTCCGTTGCGAAGGCAGACCGTGGTCTGAAATTGTTTCCAAACTCACCAGGGCGGCGGATGGGGAGCGGGGGTTGACGATGCCGAGGTAGGATATGCTGACTCACCTTGATCTTTTTAGCGGCATTGGCGGCTTCACAATCGCCGCACAAGCAGCAGGATTTACAACCATCGGATTTTCTGAAATTGAACCTTATGCGTGCAAAATCCTCAAGCGACACTGGCCCAACGTGCCCAACTACGGAGACATCCGAAACGTGCCACAACTCAACGCTGATCTCATCACAGGTGGACCTCCTTGCCAGCCCGCTTCTTGCGCCGGGCACCAAAGAGGCTCGGAAGATCACCGCTGGCTCTGGCCACAGACTCTTGCCTGTGTTGAACGCATCCACCCAACCTTCTGTAATGGGTGGGCACAGTGGCAGCCTGAACCCGAATTGGGTCGAGTGGCTGATGGGATACCCAATCGGACACACCGCCTTAAAGGACTCGGAAACGCCATAGTACCTGCGGTCGCCGAAGTGATATTGCGCGAGATGGCGAGACTTACAATCAACACAGGAGGCTGATATTTTCTCGATCCGAACAACCTGTCGCGCTTGCGGAAATCCATCATTGCGCGAAGTATTCTCTCTGCCGCCCATGCCTCTCGCCAACTCATTCAAGGCCGAAGGCGAAGAACAAGATGGCTACGTTCCATTGACGCTGCTTTGGTGCGAGCGTTGTCAATTGGCGCAACTTCGCGAGGTTGTCTCACCGGAGATTTTATATTCTGGATACAGTTACCGAACTTCTGAGAGCGCAACCATGCTCGCTCATTTCGAGTCGCTGTGGGCGTTCATCAAACAGAAATCGCCAGTGGAATCGGTGATTGAGATTGGCAGCAACACGGGCGCATTTTTGAAGTTCGCTCTGGCGAATGGCGCAGAACGAGTGTGCGGCGTTGACCCGGCTGGCAACCTTGCAGAACTCGCGACGAAGGATGGCATCACCACGATTGTTGGCCTGTTCGATTCTTACAGCGCGAACATCGTCGGTGGCGTTGTGCCAATACCTAATGTCATTATTGCCCGCCATGTATTCGCGCATGTGAATGATTGGAGCGAGTTCATCAATAACCTTGGGGTGATCGCAAGAAAGGACACACTTATCGCCATTGAGGTGCCGTCCTTGGTTGACATGCTCAGTAAAGTCCAATGGGAGACGGCATACCACGAACATTTGTCCTACGTCTCAATCTCATCCATCGAGCATCTCCTGAAAGGCACGGTGTTCCACCTTCACGCGGTTCGGAATTTTGACATCATGGGAGGCTCAATCGTTTTCCTTCTCAGGAGAAATGACTGCGAGAAATACCCTGACTCAATTCCGTCTGAGAACATCACCGAACAATCATGGCAGACATTCAGCAACGATGCTCACGCCGCAATCAATCATCTGCGATTCAAAGTAGAGGACTTGCTTGGCCTGAGATCGGCCAAACGAACGGGTAAGACGATTGCTGGTTTTGGCGCATCTGCGAAATCAACCGTCTGGATTTCGGCCTGCGGATTCACTCACAACGAGATCAAATTCATCTGCGATTGCACGCCGAACAAGCAGGGGAAGTTCAGTCCGGGGACTTCCATCCCGATTGTGCCGGAATCAGAACTGATGAAGCAGAAGCCGGATTATGCGATTATCTTCAGTGGCAATTTCAAGGACGAAATCATTAGCAAGAATCAGAACTATCTGGATGCGGGCGGGAAGTTTTTAATACCCGGAAAAAGAATCGAGATTATATGAGCCGAACCGATAAACTCAGAAAGCTGTCCAACGCCATCCGCGACTATCGCGGTGCGTACCATCAGGACACGGGCATCTGGATTCGCAGACCGAAGCCTATGGAACTTGGTCGAGTCCAACTCTGGCTTGAGCGCCTTGGCATCAACACGACCGAAGGCATGGTTGCCATAGACGGATTCAAAACACTGGACGAGTTCCGGGTGTGGTTCAGATCAATCGAATGAAAACCGCCTCCGAACTCAGGGCAGAAGGTTTTGGCGTATTGGTAAATCCAGACCCAGTTGGCGATCCGTTCTGGTATATCGCAAACGCGCACCGAGGAATCACACACATCAGCTTTGACGCCCTGCCTTATTACTTGGAAGCGCGAAGGATTGGTGGAATCTGTGTGAAGCGAATCAATGAAAACACCAAAAGAACTCAGGAGTGAAGGCTTCTACCGCACAGCCGACGCGGTTGAATTGATCGAACTTGTGGAGCAACAACACCGTGAACTTGAACGTAATTACAATGAACTTATCATGGCGGTTGCCCGCAAGTGGCCGGGAGAGACAAGGCATCAAACTGCGCTTCGATACATCAAAGATTCAGAGGGTCGCATTTCAATGGATGCCTTAGCGCAGAAAGTGTTGGAGGCTGAATGACTTTCCCCGCCGTGACCCGGCAGAACAAAACAACCGATAGCCGTATCGGGGTAGGCATACGCTGCACGGGATGTTGCGCTGTGTAGCGTGACGCGGCGGGGGAAACTTTGATTATGAAACAACTCGGACCATACGATTTGAACTCCATCACGCTTGGCGATGCGCGTGAACTGTCAAAAGACATCCCCGATGAATCGGTGGACATGATATTCACTGACCCTCCTTACCCGAAAGAATTCATTCCACTTTACGGATGGCTTTGTTGTGAAGCCATGCGCGTTCTCAAACCCGGAGGATTCTGTTGTTTCATCGCCAGCAGCCTTTACTTGGACCGTATCTTCTCAATGGCGAGTGCCAGCGGACTTTCCTATTACTTCAAAATCGAAACACTGAATACGAGAGACAAGCCCATCATTTGGCCGCGTAAAATTCTCAATGCCAGCAAGCCAATCCTGATGTGGTCAAAAGGACCGGCCGCGATAATCGTTCCCAACATGGTGTCCACCTACAATGGTCAGGGACCGGACAAACGATTTCACAACTGGGGACAGGACGAAGGCTCAGCTCGTTACGTCATTTCTTATTGCCTTGGAGATGACCAGCATTCTCGGAAATATAAACCGATTCGGCCTGCTGTTTTACTTGAACCGTTTTGCGGCGGTGGCGCCACGTTGAACGCCGCCAAAACGTTGAATGTGGATTATGTGGCGTTTGAGAATGATCCCATCGCATTCGAGATGTCGAGAGCACGAATGGAAGGCTATATCCCAAAGACCGTGGAGAAAGATCAAATGCCGCTCTGCATTGAGTAAGGTGTCGTCGCCCCTAACTCAATTTCGCAGTTACTTCAAATCTGCTGGCAGAGCAGCCGCCAGCGATAGGCGCTGTCCCATCGGAAGCGATGATTGTGACCTCGTAGTAAAGTATTTTTCCGCGTCTTAGGAACGCCCACTTAACGGGACCGTAGGGCTGGACACCCATCGCATTGTACTCATCCGCCGTGTAATTATTCCGACACTTAATCGGCTTGCTCGTCAGCGGTTTCCACAACACTTCACACCTTCCATTGGCGGCATTGGGATCCAATGACTCGTATGAGACACCGATGCGGCAGGCAATCAAAGCTGTGTCAGTAGGATCATCCGGCGTCAGTTCCACAAGGAACGACTTCAAAATCTTGTCCACATCAAATTTCTCAAAGGGAAACACACCGCGCAGGATGGAGTAGTAGCCTTCGATTGTGTAGGCATCATTGGACGGGTTGTAGAACTCCCAGCCATTGCGGTCGTCCATCTGTTTCAGGGTGAAATCGCGGGAAGCCGCCATCAACCGCAGGATGGCCTGATTACAGTTGCCTTGCGCGGCGGTATCTGACCTGAAGTTTGCATAGGAGGTGGCGCCGTAAGGCCGGTAGTCAGCCGTCTCGAACTTGGTATTGGCCACGAGCGTATGCCAGTTCAACCCTTCGCCGGGAGTTGGCGCGGCAGGCACGTAGTTCTCGCAATCAGGCACGTCCGTTTCAGCGGGTGGCGCCACAGGCCAGGAGAAGTGTAATTCATCTGTGGCTGGGAAGAACTCCATGACGGGCGACTGGCAGGCGCGTTTGTCAATCTGCGTGGCGGGCGGCGGCGGGCCGTCCTCGGTCGGTAAGATGATTTTGGTCGAGCGATGTAGCCATTCCACGCGCTCAGGTTCGGCGGTGTAACCGGGCTTGAAACGGTAGATGCCATCACGACCGGCATACCAGAACGCCGTGCCGTCATTCACGATGGCGTTGCGGTAGGCGAGGCATTTGGCTTGGTTCTTGGGTTCAGTGTAGATTTTGGAGCAGGATAGCGTGACGACTTCGGCTGGATCGGTCTGTGTGGCGTCAATCGTGATGGTGCATTTCCAGATGGATTTGTCGGTGAACACGTAGAGCGCACCACCGAATGGGATGGCGGCCAATATCACCTCTCCGTAATCGAGGTCTTGAAACCCACAGATGGGATCAATGCCATCAACCGCTGCTTGGCCGGGCGTCCAGAGCAAGGGCCGGTTCAAGTCGGACCAGCGAATGCGCGAAGCAAAGCGTTCGGTGCCTTCCAACGTGTTCATCAGGAACTCGAAGCCTTGCCAACTGACCGTGACTTCTGCCGCCATGACTGGCACAACGTTGCTGTCGTGATCCTCGCCGGCATTGGCCAGATCGGGGATTGGCTGAAGTGTGCCCGAAGCAATCTCGTGATACTGAACGAGATCAAACCCGTTTGTGAACACCACGACGTTTTGAAGTTCGGAAGCGTGGAAACGCACTTGCGTCAGACTGGAGTTTCCATCGGCACCAAAGCCTGAGCCGAGAATTGTGTAATCACCGGCAGTCTCGTCGAGCACTGCGATTCGGGTTTTCGTTCCGATGAACAGACGGCGGCTGTTGTCGTTGGCGACGGATGGAAATTGCAACGTGATCGGTTCGCGCTCGCCGGGTTGACTGTGGTAGTCACTGTTTCGGCAGCACGGCAGGAACGGCTTACCAAATCCTTTCGAGCGGGCGAGCTTGCCATCAATGACAGCGAAGCATTGTTTCCATGCGAAGGCGCCCAAGGGCTTGCTGTCTGCGGTATATCGCGCATCAAAGATTGCGCGTTCGAGCGACCGCATCGGAAAGGTTGAGAATTTGTCGGCCACGGCTCAAGTGAATATCAACGACCACGAGGCGACGCTACCAGCGCCAACAACCAAATCGTCGGAAATGTAGAGCGCCCACGAACCTTGCCTATCCTCTCCCGCAAAAGCCGCGAGCGTGAGCGACGGAAGATTTTGTGGAGCAGGCGGATTCGGCAATTGATTTCCACCAAAGATCGTCGGCGCGTAAGTGCCGGACGTGATCTGAGTTGAATCCGGCAGCGCACCGCCCGTGTCGTCGAACACAAGATTGACGTTGCTCAGGCCGTTTGTTCCTCCGCAATCCTTCATCAGCCACACTCCGGTCCCTGACGGACTCACTAGGAGGATGCGAAGATCGTCGGGCGTCGGATGCGTTAGTCCGTTGAGGTTGACTTGGACGTTTGTGATGACGCCGGCAGCGGCGATGTAGGAAACAGAAGGATAAGGCACACCATTTGCCAAATCACCAATCGTAACCCCACTCGTGTTGTTGCTTTGCAGACAATCCCTGCCTTCATCCGCGAGCGCCTGCGCTGCGGCAGTGGCAAGAGCATCCGCTTCCGCTTGCGAATTGTAGCTGGTTGCCGTGGCTGACTTCGTGACAGGCGGACCACCGTAACTTCCAATCGGGCAAGGCGTGCTTTGCGCCGATTGCGTCGAGGTAAAGACGACAACGCAATTCAACTGCGCCTGCGCTGCGGCAGTGGCCGCAGCCGTAGCCTTGGTGTCCGCATCCTGTTGAGAAATGCTTGAAGTCGCGGTCGCTTCACCGTGGGCAGTTGCCGCACTGGCACCGAAAATCTCAAGACCGGCCAATGAAAGATTGGAACTGGCGTCGCCGGACACGTTGGTCGAGACATTCAGGCGATAATAGAGGTAGCTAGTTGAATTAGGAAAGCTAAAAGTTTGTGTCTGGCCGGCGAACCACATGATGTTCGAGCGCGTATCCAGCACGTCCCATGTCGAACCGTCGTTGCTGCCCTCGAATGTCCATGCCTTGGGAGTGCCGAGCGTGTAATCCGAACGGGCTGTCAACCTGTAACTCGTTGCAATCTTCGTGACGGTGTTGAGGTAGCCGACGTAGCCGGTGATTGTGCCGACCAAATCCATGTAGGTATCGGGATCGTCGTCAAAGACACGCCATGCCTCGAAGCCCACTGCCTCGCCCGCGCTGGAAATCACCGTGCCAGACGGTGCGGATGCGCTTGTCATCACGGGAACAATGTTCGCAGTCGGCGCATTGGCGAATCCGACAGGACAACCAACATCAACCGACTTGGTGCTGGAATAAATCACAGGCGGATTGAACCCGCTTTCGATGTCGGCCAACGGCGTCGGATCGGCAACCTGCGTGCCAGGAACTTCCTTGAGGCATTCAGGGCAGTTGTTTACAAATTCCAACACATCCGGGTTGCCGGTAAATTGCAACTCAGCAATTCCTACCTCTGGAACAAGGGCATCAGTTGTCTCGGTGAATGTGAACCGGAAAAACTTGTAGGAATCCACAGGCGACACGGAGAATGATTGAGCCACAAGGTGCGCCCATCCGCCTACGCCGGATTGCGAATCAATCTCAGTCCAATCTGAATCGTTGTTGCTTCCCTCCAGAACCCACGCTTGCGGTGCGGTCCAAGCGGCGGGGTTGGTGTCCAAATCCGGCGTGATCCGATATTCCTGTATGAGTTTGGCATTTGCGAACTCAAACTTAACCCAAGCTGGATCAACTGAAACGTTGCCTGCCCACAATGTTCCCAAGTCTCCATCACAGATGAGCCATACTCCAATGGTTGGGTCGCTACCGCCGTTGCTTTCGTCGGTGACGGTGGCGTTGGCTGGTGGACCTCCAGGTTCTCCCGGCACAATCAAGTCACCTTCCTCCGTCCCGGACACTGAGTAATAATCACAGCATGACGCATATCCGTAACCCAACCCGCCAGCCGCAACCGCCGTGGTGTTGACCGTCGGCGCCGTCACAGAAGATTCGTAGCGGGCGGTGAACTCCGCGATATGCTCACTGTCAATGTATGTCGTCTGATTTGCCGGCAGTTGAGCCAGAAGATAGCGCGGCGCGGTCGGGCCGGACCAGCCTGACAAATCCTCACCCAACGAACGCCACAGACGCCAAGCGACAATCCGTGGCGAGGACGCAGCCGCCCAAGTGATGCGATTAACGTCGCCCGCCTCATCCGCAGAAGGTGGTTCAGGATCAACCGAACAAAGAACCTCAGCCGTCTCGCCTTCGTTTGTTACCGCCGTGAGCGAATAAACGTACGCCTCAGTGAATGGTAATGGCGCGGCGGCACCGCCAGTCGTTTCTGGCGCCACAACCGGAGCATCAGGATCGGCAACTTCGTCGAGTGCACCACTCTCCCCGCAGGCAGGCGGAATGTAAGTCAGGTTCTCGTCATCGAAGTTGTCCTCCAGCAACGTTGTTCCACCGTTCTTGAACAAGATGTCGTCCAGCATCGTGCCGGGAACAATTGTGCCAGCGTAATTCTGCTCGAAGTAGATGCGAACAGGGGCGTCAAACGCCGCAGTGAAATTGAAGTTGTAGGTCTGGAACACGTCGTTCCACGCTGGGAACACCGTTTGCTCAAATACCTTCGTATCGCCAACCCGCAGCGATACCGTGATGGATTGCGAGGCTTCCGATTGCTGGTTGCCAGCGGCTTTGAACGAGATCAAGTACGTCTGGCCAGCAACCACGTCGAACGTGTCTATTGTTCGGATGACAGTATGCGACTGGCCGGATAACTCGATGTAAAGCCCGTTGCCGGGAAGGAAATCGCGTAAGCCCGGACCAAGCAGGTTGACGCTGCCTTCGACAATCTCCCAGTTCACAAACGTCGCGTAGTCCATAGCCGGAAGATTCTCGTGCCTGTCTCCTGGATCAACGCACGAGCCTGCGCACAGCAGTTTCTTAAGATAATTGAGTTGCAGCAACGTGTCAGCCGAAGTTGAATCGCTGGCGTTGATGAAGAAACCGCCTGTGGCAATGCGTTCGGCGAGGTCGAATCCCTGCAAGACACCGCTAGCTCGCGGTGCGACGACGATAACTGTGCCGCCAGCCTGCTTGAACGCGAAGACGGCATCGAGAATGGCTTGGCGGGTTGGCATTATTCTGGCGTTTTTGAACCAGCGGTGCCAACATACACGGGAGGGTTGACCAAAGACAGTGTAGCCGTGGGTTTGTTTTCGGCGTCGGATGGCGGTGGATTCTCGTCAGGCGGTGGTGCCGAAGTCTGCGCACTGCCAAAGACTCTGCGCCAGCCGAAATCCAAGTCTGTTTCTGTGTCCAGCCAACAGGTCTTTTCCGTCAGCCTTGCAGCCGTCACCATATCGCAAAAACAGCCCTTGTCTCGCAGTTCCTTCACCAACGGAGAGCCACACGTCAGCAGTCCGAACTTCTGAAAACTGATCGGGCATTGGCGGCAGGCGGCAATGCGCTTTTCGTAAATCTCATCGCTTACTTTGCCGCCTTCCTTCAATCCACCAAACCAGAGCTTCACCGCTTTTCCGAGGCGTCGCCAGAAATCACGACGGAACGGGTTTGAGCCGAAGGCGGCGATAAGGAGTGAGGCGCAGAGTCTAACTTTGTTCATAGCCTAACCGAAACCAATCGCGCATCGCCACTATCGGCAGTGTTGATGCCTGACACAAGGTTTTCCAATTCGGTCCAACACTGGCGTATGACCAAGTAACTCGCGGCGTCGAAGATGTGCTTGTACTCACTCTGGCTGCTTATAGAATAGGGATGTTTCCCGCATTTGATAAGCCTGTTCATCTCAATCAGCTTCGGACATCTCGCCGCAGAGAACAAGAGCCGTTGCTGAAACAACAACTTCTTCCACAGGCGAACTCGTTGCGCGACACTCTCGCGGCCTTGATGAACGCTTTGCAGAATGATTTTCCCACCACTGGCAGCATACACTTCCTGATGGTGATACGTCTTGGAGATTGGCTCCCATCGGTCGAACGCGCTGCGGTCGCTCCAATGAACCCACATTACAGGCTTACCAATCCACGCTTCCCATAGATTTATTTTTTCCAGCGCAAGCTCAGTGAACTCCGCGACAGATAGCCGTTCACCAATGACAACTTCCTCGTCAATGAATTTGAAGACGGATGATTCTGGCACGCCAGGATCGCCGGGATAAATCTGCTCAGCCATCGCCATTGCGCTATTCGTTCCGCCGATGTCCCAACCGCACAGCAATTCCGAACACCCATCCTGTGGAATTAAAATCTCGGTGTCAGGATCGTGTTCGTCGCCGACAATGTGAATGGCTGGCAGGAATGTGCCTGTGAACAAACCGCCCGTGTCCGCATCCGTCCACCGACCGTAACCGTATCGCGCAAGAACCTGCGGATCGTAGGAGAAATCCGCCAGAATATCTTTCTTACGCTGTTCGCTCAGGGAAAGATTGTCGTCGAGCGTGAATTCGAGAAGGCGAAGGTGCTTCTGGCGCGGTCGCTGTTCCTCTGGTAAATCCTCCGGGTCAGCCGTCCGAAGCTCGTACCATTCCTTGTAAGCGAAATGCTTCTTGTTGGACGGGTTGGTGTCGGCCAGCAACACATGATCTTCCTCCGCTACACCAGGACAGCGCAAGGCGTGCTTCAACGTGTCAAACGTCTTGAAATCTTCGTACTCGGAAAGCTCCGGCCAGTAAATCATAGAGAAGTAGCGGTCTTTGAAGAAGCCTTCCACGTCACGCTCGTCCATCAGGGAGTTTAATTCCAGACGTGAACTGCCGCCAAACTTGTTGCGGACTCGGCAAAACAGTTTCTTGGTCGTGCCGTCCTGCCGTGGCGTGGCCAACTCGTTCTTCCACCGGCCTATGCCCATTGGCGCCCAGTTGAATCCGAAGTCGCCGGCAATCCATTCGGGGACAATCTGCTCGGTTATCATGTTCCAATGTCCGGAACTGCTGCCAGACGTGATGGACTTGGCCAGAATGCAAATCGAGGCGTGTTTGACGTTCCAAGCGTGGTCAACGATTGCTTCCCAGCACGCCCGGCTTTTGGCTGACCAGCGCGGACCACTGGCGAGAATGAACTTCCGCATCCCATCGCGCTTGCGGCACTCGCGCAACAGGTCGAATTGACGTGGAAACAAGTCAGGGCGCCAAACGCCGTTTTGAATCATTCAGGAATAGGTTGACTCAGCACTGCATTAGCGTTACCACTTCCTGAGACTGTTTACCACAGCCAACTTTCTAATGCCATGAATGTCACGATCACCGTCACCGACCCGGACCTGATTTCCGCTATAAAATCATGGGAAGACGGCTCGGAATACCAGTTCACCGTCACTCAGGATGCACCGATGAAGTTCACGGCGACCAATGCGGAGGAAGTGCCCGAAGAACCAGCCGCATCAGAGGAAGCCGAACCGGAATACGCTGCGAAGAAATCTCCCGGCATCGCACTACTGATCGCCAAGCCCGCCAAGTGATTTCTCAAAAGACACTTACCGCACACAAGCTCGACTCTGCCAGCTTGAAGCCTCTGTTTGAGGCAAAAACCAAGAAGCCCGGTGTCAAAAAGCTTCTCGACCTCATCCGCGACCGCGTAACCGATGGGCGCAAGCGTTCGCTCAAAGACCACCGAATGTGGGCGGCGGTTGACCTCGCCTACGACGCGCCTTTCAACCAGATCACACCGACGATTCTCCGCGCCATCATGGGCGGCGAAGGCACAGCCGCGCAAATCCGTGAAACAGTCAAGTCATGGAAGCTGAACGAGCGCGAAGTGTTTTGCTGCAAACCGGGCGCGGGGCCGAACGGCACCGACCTTTACGAACTCAACGCTCCCGCTTTTGTGCCCGTGACAGTGCCGCTCGTGCGGGCATACCTGACTGTCCGCGTCGCCAAGCTTTTCAACGACCGCAACCTGAACCCGCTGCATTCCTACGAGCCGTTGAAGTCCACGACGCAGAACAAAATTCGTTGTGAGATTGTCACGGATGCGGCGCAGGCGATGACGGTGACAATGGGGCATCGCTCCTCGTTGCGCCAAATGATCTTCAATTCCTGCATGTATTCCGTCGCGCTCATGTTCCCGCGTGAGCCGTGGTACACCGAGGAACAGGAAGGTGAGGATGGGAAGATGAAGACGGTTCGGCAAGGCACTCGTCATGTTCTACCGCACATCACCCGCGAGTTCTGGGACCAGCAATATCCTCCTGACACTTTTAACACTGACACTGGCTGCACGTTCGGTGGGCATTGGGGGATGATGCGCTACGGCGACGTGGCGCGGAACAAGGACTACTGGAACAAAGAGGACATCAGCTACGGCCAGATTGATTGGCTATCGCCAACCGCGACATGGGCGAACTACTTCAAGCAGGCTTACCCATGCACGGAGCAAGTTCCCGTGATGCCGAAGGCCAGCACGGAAACCGACCGACAAGACATCGCCACGAAGTACATCGAAACGGATTACGACAAAGGCGTGTTCGTCACCTACCTGTTTATGAAGCTCGTCCCGAAGGATTGGGACTTGGGCGATTACGATAAGCCTGTGTGGTTCGGGTTGACCGTCGCTTCAGACGACACCGTTATCTTTGCCGATTCGTACAGCTATTCTCCCATCATCTACGACGGTTACGACTCCGATCAAAACCGTGGACTGAACGCCAGTCTCGCGCTGGAAATTCTGTGGGCGCAGGATTTGTTGAGCAATTTGCTGACGCAGGTTCATCTGACGACGAAGCACAACCTGTGGAAACTGGTGCTTTACGATGTTCGGTCAGGCGCCAAGTCGGCGATGGAAGCACTGGAGAAAAAAGACAACTGGGAATATCAAGGTCCGCAGATTGTCCCGTTTGATTCAGCACAGACGCGGGTAGGCATGGTGACAACCGGACAGAACGCGCTTCAAACCGTCACCTTCCCGCAGGGCAACACGGCGGAGATGATGGCGACAATCAACGTCGTCACTTCACTGCTCGAACGCACGTTGGTCATCAGCCCGCAGGAAATCGGTGCAGCGGCTTCGCATCAGCAATCCGTAAAGGAAGTCCAGATCACAAGCGTCAACACGACGAATCGGCTCAAATACACTGCTTCGTTTACCGACGATGCGATTGACGCTTGGAAGCGGCAGAAGTACGAGGCGATGCTGGCGCACGCGCCGCGTGAATTCATCGCGCAGGTTTCATCCGACATTCCTGATCTCGACAAACATCTGGAGGACCTTGGCTTCGACAAGGTGGAGGATTTGCCGGACCACAAGAAAACCATCGTCAAAGGCAAAACGGAGAATCTTAAAATTGAAGGCTTCGTATCGCAACGCGAGGGGCCGGATCGTCAGGATGACGCTCGCACGGCACAGGCGGGTTATCTGGCGATTCAGGCCATCAACCAGAATCCTATGGTTGCTCAGATTCTCGACCCGACTTCCGTTCTGGAACAACTGGAGATTCTCGCCCGCAAAGCCGGAGCCGACGCCGATTTCAAAATCCGAACCAACAAAGACGCGCAGACATCGCAACAACTCGTCCAGGCCGTCGAACAGATCAAGGCGGCAATCTTCAAGGACGTTGGCGAGCAGATTGCCAAGCCAGCGGCGGAAGCCATCGGCGAACAAAAGGCGATGAATCTGGAACAACAGAAAGCCATCATCCAGCAAGGCGAGCAAATCGCGGAACTCGCCAAAGCCGTCGAACGCATTCAGGCGCTCGCTCAAGCTGCGTTGCCTATCCAGCCGCCTGATATGATGAGCCAAGCTTCAAGCGTGGCTGCTGCTGGCGGTGTCACACAACCAATGGTTAATAACGGAGCACTCGTACCACCACTTGAACCTCCAGCTCAAACAACAATCGTTACTGCCCCAACAGGAAGCCTCGCTCCGAGCATGGCTGGCCCAGTCTGAATTCAGCCTGTTGCTGGACGTGTTGAACTCGCGTCTGTGCGAGAAGGAATTGAAGTGCGCTGCAAGCAGGTTTGGACGCGACATGTACCCGGCCTATGAAGATAATGCGAAGGGATTCGCCAAAGAAGCTGACGAGTTGCAGCAGATGATTTCCACGTTGATCGCGTTACGCCAACAACCACCAAACCAACCGTTCACAACCGCAATCCCTGAAATCACTCCAATAACACTATGAGCGAACCTGCCACACTAGAAGCCAAGCCCGGCGCACAGACCGAACTGGATAACGACGTTTCGTTTCTCGACGAAATGATTTCCGGCCAGACCCATCGCAGCACGGACAAGAAACCGGAGAAGAAGCCAGCCGAAGAAAAGAAACCCGATGACAAAAAACCCGACAACGTTGAGACGACGGACAAGAAGCCTCCCGTCGAAGGCGAAGGCACGCCCAAGGATGAAGGCAAGCCGAAAAAGTGCAAGCCTGCCGCTGCAACTGCTCCACTTCCGCCTCAGCCTGCTCCGGTGGATTACGAGAAGATCGCCGAAGCCTCTGGCCGCGGTGCCGCCGCCGCTCTGTCGAAGGCCAACGAAAAGAAAGCGCCTTCCGAAACCGATTTGATGACGGAATCCGAACGCGACCAATACGCCGTCATTCAGCGGATGGAAAAGGAGTTCACGAAGTTTGCCGGCAAAGCCAAGGAGTTTGCCGACTCCATTCAACGCGCTGGCACTTACCAGCAGCAATGGGAAAAGGACAATCCCGGAAAGCCGTTCAATCCCGACGATAGCGAGCACGACGCATTTTACCAAAAGAACGATGTCCAACTCGACGACCATTTCTACAACCGCACGCTGGCCCGCATCGAGGCGGAACAATTATTGGAGAAGAAGGAAACCAAAGAGTCCAAGCGCATTGGCGAACTCGAAGCCAGGGAGAAAGTCCGGGACGCCGAACCGCTGATTGCCGCCGCCGCCGAACACGCACGCCGTTCGTACTATGCAATGGCCGGGGAAGAATTCGCCAAGGCTGACCCAGCAGAACTCAAACGCATCGTGGACGCTGACCCGACCAAGGCTGTCGTGGTCCAGATGGCCAACTCCGTGCCGTTATTCGCCGCCGACCTGCACAAACTCACGAACGGTTTGGAATCGTTCGACGACAAGAATCCGAAGCACCGCTTCATCGCCGACTTCGCGGAACGCCAGCAACAGACGGTCAAAGGCATGGCACCTGCGGAACAGGCGGAACTGGCCAAGAAATTGAATCGCGCCGACGCTGCCGGGACAGTGTTCATCACCGCCGACGAATACAACAGCCTGCCGACCGCGCAACGCAGTCGCTATTGGCGTTTGTCTGAAACCGATCTCGCGGTTTTGTACGCTGCGGAACAGGCTGCATTGGCTCAGCAAAGTCTCGCTGACGAAGAAAATCGGTGGGAAGCCATCGCCAAAGCGCGTGGTTATCAGAAAGTGAACGGCACTCCAACACCGCCTGTCGCTCCGGCGAAGCCATCCGAAACACCGCCTGAACAAAGGCCGCACGTCAATTCTCCTGCGGCAACCGTGGCGCCAATGTCTGCGCACGCTGCCGGTAATAAAGACGAGCCTCAGAAAAACAAGACTGACTCTTTCTTGAACGACTGGTTGCGTTGACAATTTTGTTGCCGACAGCGGCGCGGATGAACCCGCCCTGTCAGGCAGCAAAATATGGCATTCGCAACGACCGACATCTACAAGCAATGTTCCCCGGCGATTCGTTCCGACATCGCGACGTGCGGAACCACATCCCTCTGTGTAAACGCCAAGCCGGAAACCGCCTCCGACTTGGACTCGATTTACAAGCTCGACGGGGAATATCGTGTACTCGGGGCGATGCTGATGACTTCGATGGAGTTGAAGGCGTGCGGCATGGTGGAGCATCCGCTGCGCGATTTCTTCATGGCCAACCTGCGGCCTGTTCGCAAGAACATCCAGCCCGACTCGCTTTACAAAGGGGTGAGCAAGATCAAGCCGTTCATCCTCGCGGAGCAAAAGCGCCCGATCAACAACAACTACTGGAAGGTCACGGGCGGCACGGCATCTGGTGAGAATTGGGCCGTCACCGTTACTTCGACCAGTGGCATCCCGGCCAACGCCGCGAGCTTCACCGCTGGCGAGCGCGTGTTCATCAAGAGCAAGACCGCTGGTGGTTCTCTCAATCTCTGGCAGGGCGTGGTGGTTTCCAGCACGCTCGATGGCAACTCCATTGATCTCGTCCTGACGCCGCAGAATGACGGTTCTGCCTTCGACGTTGAGGACCCGACGACAGGCCGGTTGACCCGTGGCCCGGCGAACATCGCCCGCAGCGAAGCTTACTGCGACGCGGAGCCGAGTTACCTCAATACCAACCTTGTTCCGTTCTGGATTGAGCACACCAAGACGACTTTGTGCAACTCGTCCGTCGTCCGGGAATGGCGCAAGGCCATCACGGAAAACAATCCGATGTACAAGAAGTTGTTTGCGCAGTCGGAAGCCGAATCCAACGCGCAGAAGCTTCAGGCGTGGATGAACAAGGTGTTCGAGAATTTCCTGTGGGGCAAACCCATCAGCGCGAACCAGAACGTCAACGATTACCGCAGCCTTCCGCAAGTGACTCGCTTCATTGGTGAAATCGGATTGGGCTATGCCGGCGGCACCTGCGACGGCTACAAAGCCAACGCGCTTGGCATCATCGAAATCCTTCAGCGTTGCAACCGAGTCTATGACGCGCAAGGCGCCGCATTGGATTTGTGGAGTCTGATTGACGCCATCTACATCCTCTCGCGTGTGCGGGCGGGCGTCGGCTCATCGGCGGCTTCGCAGTTCGATTTGTTCACCGACCGCGAGACGGCGGGCATCATTGATCGCGGCTTCATCAAACTGTTCAAGGCGTACTCCGAAAGCACGCTTCAGATCAACATGATGGCCGAAGGCGACAATCTTGGTTTCCATTTCAAACGCTATCGGCTCGTCGGCAAAGGCATCGGCATCACCTTGAACGTGATGACTCACTTCAGCTTGGACGACTACCTCGCCATGTGGCAGGAATATGCGACCGAGGAAGCTGATTCCTCTCTTTCGGCGGGCGGTCGCGCCATTTGGTTGCTCGACATGACCGGCCTCGCGATGGGCGTTGTGGAAAGCACGCGGCAGACTTCCACCAGCGGCAAGCTGGAGGATTTGCAGCGGGTTGACCCGACGTATCAATGCGTTGAGGACACCGCCACGCGGGAAGTCGAACAGCGCGGCCTGACCTACACGAACATCGTGGATTGCCCGGAAGCGAACCTGCTCATCTGGAATCTGGCCAACACCATTCCCGACAGCAACGAGTCCGACAATGATCGGCCCGATTATCTTAGCACGACCTCGACTTACACTTACTGATTCAGTGTGGAGTAGGAGTTGATTGGTTAGAGCGCCGGTGCGTAAAAGGCTTGCGCACCGGCGTTTCTCAAAGCGAAAGAGCCATTGAATTATGCGTGCGTTTCTCAAAGAACAAATAAATCACCCAATCAAGCAAGCCAATGGCAACGCCGTGCCGTGGGAGTTGTCTGGCCGAAATCAGGGCGTTCGCAATCTGGATGAAACGAAGGACGCGGCTTTGATAGCCTTGCTTGACAAGGAAGCGGACGCTAAGCGCAATGGCATCCGCCGCATCTCAGCCGAGATGTACGACATCCTAAAAAAAAACACGAACTCGGCCAAGTCACCACCGCCCTACGAAGTAATGCCGCCAATCCGGTTGCACGATCCAGAAAAGCTAACTCCCCAGTTTCGTTCGCCACCATCAAGCGTGGTTGTGGCGCCTGCTAAACCGACGCCTGCGCCTGCGCCCGTCGCGCCACCGCCTGCGCCTGCGCTGGAAGCCACTGAAGGCAAGGAAGGCGAGTCTCCTGCCCGCAGGAAGGCCAAGCGTGGGAAACTTTCTGATCTCACCGCCAAGGAAAAGTCTCTCGCGGAGCAATAACGTGCGTGAATTTTCTTGAGCTTAAAACGCAACTGCGAGATGAGCTATGGTTTCAGGATGAAGCCGAAAATCTTGTCGCTGCCCACAACAATTTCTTCCAGCAGGCAATGTACGACTTGCAGCGAGCCGTGCCCTGCTATCGCTTCGGCAACAAGGATGTTTACCCGCATTGCGCCAGTTACTTCGAGTGCGGCCTGACGGTTATCCCGGCGCCACGCGGGGAGATCGTCGAGGTTTACACCATAGACAAGATTGATCCCGCGACTGGACTTGAATCGGCTACCGTCAGTGACGATTGGTGCTCAAAGATTTTCTATCACCCAATTCCATACTGTGAGATGGAGCGGTTCTACCGCCTCTGCCAACGCCTGCCAGACACAACGATTCTGAGCGTGGCCGATTCGCTTGCAGCGATGTGGTGGGGTGCTTATCGCATCAAACGCAGTTATCCACAACCAACGGATGAAGGTTTGGAATCTATGCCAATCCTTCCTGACGGACGGCATTATCCGCAGGCTTCAACCAACGCAGGTGGTCGCTCTCCAGGTGGTCGCTTCGCTATTTATCGCGGTCGCCTCTACATCGCTCCATACATTGAAAGCACGGAGTCGTTGGTTGTGGTTTCAAATGGCATCAAGCGCAAATGGAATGACCCCGATTTCGTGGACGATGATCCCAAGGTATTGCAGGCATTACGCCTCAACGTTGCCATCCAACACTACATCTCCTACGAGGACAATCCGACCAAGCTCGCCGAGATGAAGGCGCAGTATGGCAATCCCGACCTTGGCCAATGGGGCGCCTTGCAGGATTTGATTGACGAATGCCGCCGCGAAACCGAGTCGGTGCAATGCCGTCAGGCTGGCAATTCTGCGTCGGCAGCGCGTGGCTTCGGCCCTAGCAACGAATACGCGTACTGGAACAACGTGCGGGCGGAACGCACAGCGACTTGTCCAGTTGGCCAGACAGGGAATGCTGTTACTGTTGTCAGAGAGATTGGATCGGTTGGCAGCAATGTGTCCGTGGATGATGCCAACTCCCGCGCTTCACTCGACGCCTTCAACGAAGCCACGGCGCGATTGGTTTGCGTCACGCCGCCAGTGCTGTATTCGAGCGTGGCTGTGATTGGCCATGCCAGTTGTCCCGGCCCGAAATCAGATGGCACGCCGGCAGCGGAAGGACCGAGCACGACGGCTTCGTTGCCGGCTGGCTATGCAACGTCAACGGTTGACCAAGCGACAGCCGATGGTATAGCACAGGCGGCAGCAGACGCCTTGGCAGCGGAACAACTGGTTTGCACGTTCTGGAATAAAGAGCAGACGGCGACCTATCATTGCGCTGTTGGAGAGGTTCAAACAGGAGCGGATGGTACGGCGACAATCGCCGCCCACACGTACAGCAACATTTCTCAATCGCTTGCCAACGCAGATGCCTACGCTGAAGCATTGCGACTCGCAAAGCTGGCAACGACGTGCGATGCCGCGCCTCCGGTTTTATTTCCAAATACCCAGCAACAAGTCACCGGCTTGGCGAAACAATGTATTCGCATCATTCTTGGAACTCCTCACATCTTCACCGTTAGCGTTACGGTAAACGTCGGCGTTGGCAGGCGGTGGGAATCCACACAGCAATTGGCGAACGCCGCAGCCTTGGCTTACGGATCGCAATACGGAAACGCACAGATGAACACCCCTGGTTGGTGCAATCAGTTCTTCGGAACCAACAATACATCGGTGACATACAACATCTGATGATCTACGACCGAACAACAATTGCACCGTGTGTAATTCAGGCACCGACTGCGCCCGATAGCCGATGCCAAGACTCTACTTTCAGCCTTCAACATCCAGACATCTGCGCTGCTGGATCGCTCATCATCAAGCCGGGAGTGCTGACATTGTGCGTTCTCGACTCTGTTATCTTCAGTGTGTTCGAGCTTGTCAACGGGGCTGAAACAGAACTGACGGACGGGTTGAGCTTCACGAGTTCCGATCCATCTGTGTTTGCCATCGGCGTAAATAGTGGAAGTGGAACCGCGATGGCAGCTGGTATAGCCATCATCACAGCGACTTACGGAACGCGCACAGTCAGCGCAACGCTCACGATACAGGAGGAAGCAACGTGCTGCGATGATGTCATTGTGGCAACGGCTATCGTGGTGGACAACTCGTATTCCATGAGCCTTGGCAACTTCGCTGGATACGGTTCGCGTCTGAACTACGCCAAGGCGGTCGCGTCGAGCTACGGTGGAACGATTGCAGAGGCAAACGGCAGCCCGAAGGACACCGTTGGAGTGTTGACCATCTCAAATGTGCTGACTGAATTGCTGGCACAATCACAGGACACTGTTGAGATTCTTGCCGCCATTGCCGCCATTGCGCAAACCAACCTAAAGACGGATTTATTGACCGTGTTCACCGTCGCTGCTCAGAACCTTCTGGCGCTGGGAGTGGACAAGCCTGTTCTGCTGCTTATCAGCGATTGCGAGCAAAGCGATATGTCGGTGTCCACTTCAACCTCAACGTCAACGACAGCGGCAGTCGTTCCGATCACGCCAGCGACGCCGGCCTGCAAGAACATTTCTGGTTTCGGATCACCGCTTGGAGTTCGGACACCGGATTGCATAGACCAGTTCTACCGGGATAAATCGAATAACAGTCTTTGGCAATCCACTGGTTTGACAAACCAAAGTTGGTTGCCGTGGATCATATGAGAACGCTGCTAAAACTCCTGCCGTATTTTGTCGCTCTCAACGTCTTCGCTCAGGCGCCAATCATTCGCGGGCCTGGCACGACGAACCAACCTGCGGCGTGGACAAACGCGGTGCGCAACGCCGTTGTAATTCCAGTCAAAGGCGTGGGGGCAGGAACAAACATTATCACCGTAACAAATGGAGGCGTCGTTACAGTTCACGGCACTGGAAGCGGAAACAGCGTCACAGATGCCGTAACCAACCAGTGGCGCATAGACAGCACGAACATAGCACACGCCACGTTCAGTTCGATTGCGGCGATGGTGGCCGATGTAACTGTTCCAATGAACGGCGAAGTCACTGTCAGGTCTTATTACGGCACGAATGATTCCAATGGCCGCGCTTGGGGTGGTGGCAAGTTCATACGCCAATCCACGTCGGAGACGGCTGACTTGGGAACAGTGTTCGCGCACGCTTCGAGTGGACAGTGGAAGCGCGTGCGGGACAACAACACGCTTTGGAAGGGAGAGTGGTATGGAATGTGGCCGATTGAGTCGGACGCAACCCTGCATTCGTCTAGCCGCGCACTGACGAACATGATCGCCAAGATCAAAGAGAACTCCGGGGCAGTTCCAACCATTGTCTTTCCACCGTTCCTCACCGCTTACACGTTCACCACGGGAGGCACAAACTGCATTGAGATTGCCGACGTGCAGGGATGGACGCTCAAAGGCGACACCGAGACTCACGGCGTTCCCCTGTCGTTTCCATACGATGCGCCAGTGCTGGCCTTCCTCGGCAACTCAATGAGCAATGGGTGCATCCTGAACCTGCGCGGTCTGAATCATAAAGTCGTCGGCCTTGGATTTTTGCGGGATACACCATCCAATGGAATACACACGAACCACTGCGACGTGGCCATCGAGCACGATCAAATAGCTGGCTATACCTACATCACGTCGGACACGCTGTTTGAGAATCTCCGCATTCAGACCTTTCAGGAAGTGGACACCAACGGCGTCGGCATTTACATCAGCCGCACCGCGCATGAAAATTGCGAGAATATCCGTTTCAAGAAAATCCTCGTTGCCGGCGCGAACAACGACCACTCCCTTTGCGGTATCGGTATCGTCATAGGCGATAACGCCAACGCCCTTAGCCTTGTTTTCGACGAGGACTGCACGTTCGCCCACGTCCGCAAGCAGATTTACGCCATCAACGGGAGTTATCGCATTCGGGGCGGATTGGGCACGGGCGCGTTGATTAGTTACGACCTGAGCGGCGGCAGCGATCCAGTGACGTTGGAAGGGGTAAGGAACGAGCACGACTGGATGTTCGCCAACATGGGAGTTCCGATTGCTCGGTTGACAGACAACTTCATTGCAACCGACAGCGATGCTTCACACGCCGGGACGAACGGAGCGGTCAACCTGCACAGCGGCTACTATCTCTTTGAGAACAATCTGTGGCAACCGGATGCGACCGGCACGTCAAAGCATCTCAGTGTGGCGAGCGGCACGTCGCCAACGGCTACTTTCATCAACAACGATTTCGGCACTTCGTCGGTGAGCAACACGCTTCCGCTCATGGCTCAGGGCGTGGCTTTCAACAACAAGAACCAACCGGGCCGGGCCAACATGATCCTGTGGCAGCGGGCCAGTGGCGGCGTTGATTTGATTGATACCTTCGACTCGGACTATTTGACGAACCGACCTCTTATCAGTTTGCCGTATCGCAAAACTCTGCAACTCAGCCGCACGGATGCGAACGTGGTCATCGGCGCTCAAGCGCCGGACACGGACAGCACGGACAATCTGCGCCTCCGCTCGCCGGGCACGACTTCATCAGTCAAATGGGGAGACGCCAGCTTGTCCGACCGCTTTACATTCTATGCCGACAGTCCAGCGGTGACGGTCGCACAAGTCAGGTCCACGAATCGGGCAATCCTTGAAGTGACCGCCGACGCATCGCCTGGCGTTGGCGGTTCTATCCAGATGAACGTTGAGCAGGCGCACAGCGACATCAAATACGGAACAACGGGACTCAACATCAGGGATTCGTTCAACAACGAGTTCATCGTATTTGAACCGGGCCGTGGCGTGGCATCCATCACCGGCACTAACACGATGACGATAACTGCGCCGCAACTAAACCTCACAACGCCTCTGGTTCTGCAAGTCTATCCTGGCCGCGCTCGCTATGTAGTGGAGTCTGGAACGTACGGCCTGCATCTCGACGCCAACGCAGGAAGTTCCCATAACAAGCTGCTGTATGAGGGGGGAGAGTTTCGTTTGTCGTCAGACATTGGATTCGACCCGTTCAAGGCCAGTCAGTACGGAGGGGTAACATCTATGTCCAGCACGGGCGAAGTCACTGCTGCGCTATCGTCCATCACTTTCACCGGCCACGTCGCCGCCACGAGCATCAACCTTGCTGGTGGAACGAATCTTCCGGTTAACGGAATGATTATTTCAGCAAACAAACTTGCAGGAAGCACCAATGCCTCGCTTGCTCCGGCTGGCCCTATCTCAATCGGGGCTGGGTTAATTTTGACAAACGGTGTCTTGGCAACAACTCAAGAAGGGGGTGTAGCTTCAAACTCAATAGATGTGGCTTCGTCTCCTTCGATTACATGGGATACAAACGCGAATCTCAGAACAGCTTCACTTACCACAGAGGTAACAAACAAATGGCTGGCAGATATCAACGCTGCCAGCAATGTCCTGTTCGGAATAGCAATCACCAATCCTCCCAGCGGCGGTGACGCCCTTACCAATCACGAAACTCGCAGCCCGTTCCTTGACGCTGGACTTACTCTGACCAACAGCACGGCGACGTTACAGGTTGGAAATTCAAGCGCGGCTGACCCAGTGATCCAGTTGACTGCTTCCAGTGCTGGCTCGCTGAGAATGCAGAAGTTCGATGCGAGCACGATGGAGATATTTGAAACCGGAGGCTCGATTCTGCAACTGAGAGGGCCAACCATAAACCTTTCTGGCTCTAGCGGGATAACCATGAACGGCGCTGGCAACTTCACGTTTGGCGTTGACGCAGGCTCGGCTGCGACTCAGGTGTTCCAGTTCGGAAACTCCAGTAGTTCGGACACAGCGGGCGGAAACTTCAAGATTCAAACCTCATACGGAAAGGGAACAGGAGGCAGTGGCGAGATTGAGATTTGGACTGGCGGCACAAACCCGGCGAGTTCCGGCGCTCAAACCGTGATGACGAACAACTTTAACTTCCGTCGCAACGGAGACTTTCAGGCGGGCGGAACGGTGGTGGGAACGAATGGGTTTTCGTCCGATGGTTCTCCATCAGCAAAGCTGCTGGAGGAACAATCCGGGACCCGCATTCGATTGCCGCTGACAAACGGCGCCGGATTCATTGACGTGTTCGGATCAACCAACACTGGAGCGGCGCTTCTCTACGCCAGAGGGTCAGGTCCAAGCCGCACGTTGAGCTTCGCGGAGATTGCGGCCATCAACGCGGCGTTGGACTGGCTGACGAACAATTCTGGAGGATCGTCTGACCCACGTTTCACTTCCAGCACTGGAAAGATAATAAGTGGCAGCAACTGGTTCGCCGCACCGATACTGGCCAGCAGCACCAACTTTGTTGACCGGGTGGAAGCCACGAACTCAAGCACCCTGGACTTGATCGGCGGTGGCTCTACGCTCGCGATTGGTTCTGGTGGTGCAACGCTGAGCGGGGCGGGCGCTGGCTTTATCGGAGTCGGGGCAAATCTCACCGGCATTCGCACCAACTCGATTGACTCCACTTTCATTGACTGGGTGAACAGCAAAAGCGGAAGTGGAAACTTTGACACGAACGCGAACTACAACCTTAGCGGGGACTTCACCAATACCGGGGCGTGGTACTTCCTTGGGCCGTTCTACGCCGACGTGTTCTCGACTGGCACTTTCTACACGGGTCAGACGAACAAAACATCTCTGGCTGCTGACGGCGACGGCAAGCTTATCCAAGGCCCGTTCACGGGTTCTAGTGGAACGATCCTAGTCCTGAGCAACGCTTTTAACGCGCAGATCGTCAACAGCGGGACGAACTACACCGACCGGGTAGAGGCGACCAACTCAAGCACGCTGACTTTGAGCGGTGGCGGCTCAACGCTCTCAATTGGTTCGGGTGGAGCAACTCTCAGCGGGGCCGGTGCGGGATTCATCGGCGTGGGTGCAAATCTTACTGGCATTCGCACTCAATCCATTGATGCCACTTTCTACGGCTGGGTTGACAGCAAGGGCAGTGGCGGTGGTGGCGATAGTATAACAAACGGGCGCACACTCTACGTCGCCACAAATGGAAACAACTCCACCGCCATTCGCGGCAAGCCTGCGTTCCCGTGGGCAGACCCTTCCGTCGCGGCGTTTGCCATGCTTCCCGGTGATCACCTCTCGGTCGCGCCGGGTTACTATCTGCTTTCGACCAACATCTGGCTGACCAACTCCCCACAGATCACGCTCGAAGGATTCTGCCGGTTCACCTACACCAACGAAGACACCTATGGAATGTTCCCCGACTTCGGCACTGAAGCGTGGGCCGCGAGCGTGTATGCACCGCATGGCGCGGAGTTCATTTGCAGCAACGGCGCGCCGGTGGTCAACATCACCGCAAACCAGAACAACAAGAATTTCGCCATGATTGGCGGTGCTCGTATTGATATGTTTTCGTCCGAGGAGGTGGTGCTTCATTACCTGGGAACGAACGTCTTCCGCAACTGCTCCATGACCTCCAGTAACGGCACGACGTATTACAAGACGGGCGGCTCGGTGGAGCTGGATCACTGCGATCTTATCACGTATTCCACCAGCAACGACGATACGTTCCTGAACGACGGGCAACTGATCGTCTTCCGCAATTCGACACTGCTCGCAACCGGAACGGATTGCTACGGACACGACGGCGGGCGGTTCGAGTTTTACAACACCCGTTTCGAGAGTCGGGCGGGGGCGACCTTCACCATTCGCACAGGCGGCTCAGGACTAATGGAGGGTTGCGTAGGCCTCAACACAGTTGCCGCACAGACGTGTCTTTACGTGAACGACACGATCAGCGTGACCAACATTGGCTGCATATTCAAGGCCACAGGCGCGGGCGGTAGGGCTGTGGACTCTCACGCGAGTGGCACGAAGCTTTATTTCTCCGCCTGCACGGTTTCATCGCCTTCGGACGGGTACGATTTCTACAACAGCAGCGGAAACGCTTACGTTTCAGCTACTCCTTATGACCCGACGAAAGCCTTTGCCGTCACTCGGCTGGACAGTCACTTTCCAACGACGGCCACGTTCGGTGGCGTGACGTGGTTCTCGAACAACATCGTCCTCAGCGGTGGCTCGTTCAACATGCAGACCGCAGCGGGAAAGTTGGACAGTACTGGAAATCTGACGGTCAACACGGCGACGACGACCAACCTCGGAACGGGGTTGCAAGTGAATGGAAACGCCAAGGTGAATCAGACGAACTATGTTGACGAGGGATGGTTCACGAATGGAGTGACGTTGGGTGGAGTGCGACGAACAACTTGGCCGACGAGCGGAAGCGGTGGGGGGACAAACGTGTTTTTCGAGGCAGGTGGACCGGATACAACCTACTTGCGTCTCGGCACTGAAATGTCAGGCGTCCTATCCATTGCCTCTAACCTGTTCGGCTCAACCTTCGTTCAATACACGAACGGTTCAATGCTTTGGAGCAACCAAACACACGCTGTCACTGACACGTATCTTAAAATCAACCCGCACTATGATGCGGGCGGCGGCGTGTTCTCAATGGCAATCGAAAGCTATTTTGAAGGTTCAGCCGCGCACATATATCAGGATTCAGCCAACGGCAGTTGGCATATTGGAGGCGAGCGCCTGACGATAGATGGAGGCGCCGTTGTGACCGAATTAAGCGGCTCAGGGGATCAATGGCTTTACGTCAACAACGTTGGCCGGCTCACAATCGGCGGATCACTGTCATCCTTAACGCTTGATACAGAGTTCACATCTCCCATGAGTACGGTGACTAACAACGGATCAGGCACGATAACGGCGAAGATGTTCAACGGCACGGCGGGAGCGCAGACGACGAACACCTACGGCATCCTTGCAGCGCCGGGAGGCGATACGAAAATATTAGTTCGGTCTACCAGTGGAGACGAAGCGGTTGATGTCATTGTAGCGGACCAGCGGTTCACATTTACGTCAACAGGGTTGCCCGGTTCTGCCATCGGCAGTGGCACGGTGGCCGACGCCCGCATTGCGTCCACGATCACACGCGACACCGAACTGACCGCGCCGATGGGCTACGCGACGCAGAACCTCGCCGCCGTTTCCTTCAACAACAACGCTGCTGCTGTGACGAACCTCCCTATCGTCACATCGGTGTGCATTCCGATGGGCGCATGGTTCAGCAACGCAATCTCAGCAACGACGTTTACCCCTGCGTCCTCAATCGTCATTTCAAACTATGGCGATGCGTTCGAGTTCAGCGATGCGGTCACCAATTGCATCCGGTCGCGCTTCGCGCTGCCGTGGGATTGGAACGCGGGAACAGTCCAAGTCGAGCTGACCAGTGTGAGCCGGTTTACGAACGGACTTCTCGCCACGAACACCGTCTTTGCTGTCCGCGCAGCCGCGATTCCAACCGGGGCAATCGAGGATAACCCCACGTGGGGGACGGGAGTATGGCTGACGAACAAAATTGATTTCAGAGGCGGCACAGGGACGAATCAAATCAGCTATAAAACCATCTCCAGCGCGATCACGGTCGGCAACACGCCAACGAGCGCCAAGTCCATCCTGTGGGAGATTCAGCGTTTGGGAGCAGCCACGGGCGACACCAGCACAAACCTGACTTCTATCATAGATTTCCGAGTTTATTACCAGAAGAACACAAGAACCGACTTCCCGGTTGCGACGCCATGAAGTTGACCATCGCATTCTTGCTCTCTTTTTTCTGCTTCCAGATTGTGCTGCCGGCGCAATCCGTCGCACCGAACCGTCGCCTTCGATTCCCTCACCAGTTATCAATAGCGTTCCGTCAGCTTTACGTCACGAATTTAACGACAGCGGGAACGGCATATTCATCGTTGACCCCTTTCCAACCCGGCCCGAACGAGTTGATCCTAGTGGCCAGCGTGTCGCCCCTGACCGGAAACGCCACCGACCCAACGAGCGTCACTGGGAACAACATGACCTACGTAAAGATCATCTCGACGAACTACAACGGACTTGTGGCAAGCAACCGACTGTCCGTTTGGCGCAGCATGACGAACAACAATGGCGCGTCCGGGAACATCACCGTCACGTACGCAGCATCGCGTGAAGGGCATTCCTTGTACGTCTTGGGCCTATCCAACTGCATCACTACTGGAGCGAACGGTGCGGACGCAATTATTCAGAGCACCGTGGCAACCAACGCGACTGCCAACCCGTCAACCACGATGGCCGCGCTGAATGGAAATGGGAGAAGCGCCGTTTTTGTTTTCACCGGCACCGTCTCTGGAAACGGAGGCAACGTGACGACGCCGGAGACAGGGTGGACAGAGGACACTGACGCAGGGTTCAACACTCCGGCCACGGGGCTTTCCGTCATTCACCAGCTCAGCTCGACGGACAACACGGTTGTCGTGACTTCGAGCGCCGCGCAGTGGGCGCAGATTTGTCTGGAGATTGGAGCGGTCACAAGATGAACCACATTATGAAAATCATCATTGCCTTGCTGTTCGTCTCTGCCATCACAGTTTTCTCCCAGTCACCAGTCGTCATACTGGACAATGTTCCGACCAACCGGATTGATTACGGAAACTTCGATCCAAAAGACACTGTGGAAGGTTCGTTGCACCTGGTCACGCACACCTTTGGCACGAACGACTGCGAGATTTCCGAGCGGATTGGATGTGCCAAGGTTGGCCTGCGTCGGTTGCTGGCGTTCAACATGACCATTGTGAACGCCTGGACGAACAACTGGGCAGGGCCGACGATCACATCCCGCCCGGATTTGTTCTACTACGACACCTGCCATCAGCATATTCACCTGATTGACTGGTCCATCTTCTCCCTGCTGCAAGGCAGCAAGCGCCTTACGGTATCTGGCAAGATGGGCTGGTGCGTGATTTCAGGCTCGCCGCTTCTAATTGGCGCTGTTCCGTACACCAACGTCAACAATTACTGCGCCGAGCCGTATCTGCTGAAAGGCTGGGGTGACACCTACGGCGCCAATGCCGCCTGCATGTGGCTGGACGTGACAGAAATCAAGCCGGGTAAGTACACGCTGCTTATCCAGCTCGATCCCAAGGATCAGTACGGAACGCCTGACGACCTGTCGCTCGTTATCAAAATGACCGACACGAGCGTTGAGGTTGTGGAGTCGAACGGTAGGGGAAAACGAAAATAGATGAAACGCCTCCTGCTCATTTCGTTCCTGCTTTCCAGCGTGTCAGCATTCGGCGCTGTGACGCTCGTGAACACCTTCACGAACAAGGATGCAGATGTGTCCTCGCTGACGATTCCCACAACGGTTTCGGGCGCGAACTTCCTGCTGCTGGCCGTCCAGACCAGATCAAGCTCCGTGAATGTGGACGCGGCGACCTACAACGGAGATGCGCTGACGCATCTGGCAACCGAGTCCAGCAACGACGGAAACCTGATTGAGTTATGGTATCTCACCGCGCCGGATTCGGGCACGCATGATGTAGTTGTCACATGGGCTTCATCGGCAACCAGGGTGACGGCTGCGGTCACGACGTGGAGCGGAGTGGACCAGACAACTCCCCTCGGAACGGTCAACGAGAACCACGCCAACGCATCGCCCGCACCGACGAACTATTGCGCAAGCGCCTCCGGCGATCTCAGTGTTGGCGTGTTCGGCATCAGCGACTTTGGCGACATTGGTCCGGGAGAGACTTCGGTATTCAACGACGGTTTCGCGCCGAGCGGAAACAACTTGCTCGTGACTTACAAGACGGCTTCGTCGCCAGTGACCGAGTTTGGAAACACGGCCGGCAGCTACTGGGTGGGGCTGGCCGTGGCGCTCAAACCATCAACTGGACCGGCCACACTTTACGTCGCCACTGACGGCGACAACGGTGGCACGGGCGCGATTGACGACCCGTGGGCTGATATTCGTTATGGCGTGATGACCATGAACGGCGGCGACACGCTGACCATCCGGGGCGGCACTTACAACGACGACGGGTTCGAGATTGACGAAATAAAGAGCGGGCCATCCACGAACCAGCCGACCGTCATCCAAAGCTATCCCGGCGAGTGGGCGGTTTATTACCCGACCATCGGTAACACGAACACGCAGACTGGCGCTGGCCCACACGGCATGTTGATTTCATCCAAGAGCAACATTGTCTTGAGCACCTTTGAAATCAACGCGCTTAACTGCTGGTCGGACGGGATCAAACTCACGGGGCTGGGGACGAAGTATATCACGCTCACCAACCTGACCATTCGCAACTCGGCTTTGGGCCACGGCATTTTGACCAGCGGTGGTGAAGGCGACGGCGAACAACTTTTCAGCATTATCACTCACTGCACCGTTTTGAGCAATGGCTGGCACGCAACCGTGGGTGGTCCGTTCCACCAGATTTATGTGCAACACAGCGATGTGATTGTAGAGAATTGTTTCCTGCAAGGTTCAACCAACACGTCGGACGCGGGTTTGGGGTATGGAATCCACTACTACACGACGGGAACGAATTTTATAGCACGAAACAATTTTAGCACTGGTTGCATCATCGGCATAGGAATCGTAGGCAGCTTCAGCCGTGATGTTCAGATTTACAACAACATCCTCGATCATTGCGGCGTCGGGATTGCCGTGCGCAACGCCAGTAACGTGATGGTGTTGAACAACACTTGCTCCTCGAATAGCAGCGCAGGAGTTCAAGTTTCTTCCAGCACCAACGTCACGGTCGAAAACAACATCACCGTCAACAATCAGGCGCGAGGGATTGAGATTTTTGGCAACGTGGACACCATCGGTATTCGGAACAATCTCTCTTACACAAACTCATGGGGCAGCCTGTCCGCCTCCTACGCGGACTTGGACTTGGATTCGAGCTTTAACGTCACGACCAATAACAATCTTTTCCGCATCGTTGACATCAACGCGACCACGACAACGAACGTCACCGGCTATGATGCGAAGTTTGTCAACCCGGCAATCAGTAACTTCCGATTGCAGACCGGCAGCGACGCCATCCGTAGGGGCAAGACTCAAACTGGATTCACAACAGACCGAGTAGGCCATTATCGCGGCGCGACGAATTGGGACATGGGCGCAGATGACTACGCGCCAGGCAGCCACGCGATCAACATGACGGTTGGAATCGGGAGGGTTTTGAATCCATGAAAAAGCTGGTTTTCGCCATCTTGATTCTGGCCGGCTGCGCGGTGCATCGTCCGGTATTGAGGGAGACGCCTCAGTTCAGTTTGCAGAACGTTGGCCTGCTGACTTACATGGTCGAGTTTCCAAGGGACAAGCCGATGGAGTTTTTCCGGGTGCGCTCACGGAACGGATTTGGAGAAGTGAGCGACTGGGCGACGTGCGGACCCGGCTTGACTCGACCGCCATCGCCGGGCTGCATTGGGATAATGTGGGACTTTCCATCCTTAGAGCTTGCAGCGATTTCAGGTTTTGAAGTCTGGAGTTCTCCGAATCTTGCTGACTGGGCTATCAGAACCAACTTACCTTCTTCGCCATGAACCTTCAACAAACTCAAACCCTGCAACAGAAATTCACCGTTAAGCAGCTTCAGACCATCCGTGATTACCTTCTGAACGAGATGGAAAACATTCTGGAATTCGCGCACCGCCACGGGTTTGAGTTGAAAGTTGGACGGAAAGGGACGACGGTGGTGGTCAAGCAAGGGACAGTGTTCTTCTTGCACGCCAACCTGCCATGACAATCAAACTCACCAAAAAATCGGTTGCACGGGCGTTTAAGGTCAAGCCCGCCGACGTGGAGATAACCGACCACCGGATCAAGGTCGCTCGGAACGGCAACACTTACTACTATGAATTCATCCGTCTGTTGAACAGGGTTCTTTACTGGAAAACTGCCGTGGATCGGAACTTCACGCGAAGGGACATGGAGGAATGAAAGCGCCTGACCATCCGGGAGACTTTTGGGCCAGAGGAATAGGCGTTAATGCCGACCTTGGTTGGACGCTGTTTGTCGCAGACTTCGTTTGCGGCACGCACAAGGTCGTGGTGAGAATAAGCCACGCGCTGCACACTCGGTATCCTTGGTTCACTCCGAGTCCTAGAAGGTGGACAGATTGGAAGGAGTCAAAACACCCATGAGCATAATCCTCGCTGAAGGCATCGTCATTAACACAGGCATCGCGGTAGCCGTTGTCACTGCACTCGCCGGCGCAATCTCCATGCTGTTCAAGCTGGTGATGGACTCGAAGAACGCTCAGATCAAGGCGCTGAACGATCAGATTGCTGGGCTGGTTTCCATTCAGAAGTCCTACGAGGAAATGGCGGACGAAGCAATCAAGTCGGCCAAGGACACGCTGAACTTCTACCGGCAGCAGGAAGGCAAACCGCCCGTCATCTTCGACGCGAAAGTTATTTCCGAAAGTCATTCACCATCCACCGCATTACAACGATTGACCGCCGACATCGCAACCAAGCGGGCGGCACTGGCCAAGATTAAATTGACAGCAGATCAAGAACCAAGGGTAGAACCAGAGCGGGCCGAAGAGTCAGGAAAAGAAAGCGCAACCAAGAAAGCATGAATGACCCTACCATCTCTCGAAACCTTCACGGAGTTGGTGAAGCTGTACACTGGACTGGCGAAGATGTTCCCGCGTCGCAAGCCATTTCCTGTTTTACTGGCCGACGACTGCGAACGGGACAGAGTAAGAGTCTCTCGACTGCTGCATCAGTTGGGCATGGAGCACGAGGTTGTCGAATCCATAGACGGGGCCCGTGCATCCATCCGGCACGGTCAGTTCGGGCTGATGCTGATGGACATAGTATTCGATCACGACCGTATGGCTGGCATTGAATTCTTCAACGAGATAAAGGCCGACCGGCCAAATCTAAAGGTCGTATTCTTGAGCGGCTATACAGAGAACCTCGATCACTCAACCGTGGGGCACACCATTATGTCCATAAACAAGAACATGAGCGATGATTCGGTCAAGGCGGCGATCTCCGAAGCGGTGGTGTTGAACGGGGGTTTTCACGCATCGCCTTCAGACATTCGCCCGGTCGTTCTGTTCTTGCTGGTCGTAGTCGCAATTCTTGGGCGGGCATTCTTGCCCAGCGGTCAACAAGTCGTTCACTGGATCAAACAACTACTATGATGGCACTGCTCAAAAGAAAAGACCTTCAAATCTGGCTGATGTGGTTCACCATTGTTGCCGCCGCAATGGTAATAATGGCCATCGCCGTTCACTGATTATGAACAAGAACAACGCCATTCTCGTGTATAAAATGGCATGGGCCAAATGCTCACTCATGGCTGTCGGGACTGCTATGACGGCCTTTACAACTGCCATGTCTGGGGTTGCTTGGTCGGGATTGACCGCCACACAGCAGGTTTGCGTCATCTTCGGCTGCTTGGGCGCCGCCATTCTGGTTATCGTCGCCTTCCTCGACCGGACAATCCAAAGGATTGAAGGGGAGCAACAACAGATTCCAGGAACGCCAGAGCACGCTGCGGCTCTCGCCAGCGAGACGAGCTTTTTAACCAAGGCTGCTAGGGAAAAGACCCTATTGCCTTCCGGTCTGGAAGCCACTAAGGTTACTGATAAACCCGCCGTCCCATGACGGGTCAAAACGAAAGAGAAACTTTTATGTCAGCACTCACTTTAATAATCGTCCTTCTTATCTGCGCCGGTGCGTGGTGGTTGGTGAACTACAAGTTCGCCGCCAAGATCGTGCAGCCGTTTCGATTCTTGATAAACTGCGTAATTCTCGGCGTGGCGATCTACTACTTCCTCGTGGCTACCGGACTGTGGGCCAAGATCACCGGCGTTCAGGTGCCGCACGTCTGACCATGCCCGTCATCACTTTCATATTGGGATTCGTCGCCGGCCTCGTCATTGGCTCGTGTTTGAAGGGAAGGAATGACCGTGCCTCGCTGAAAACACTTTCCGATGTTGTGTCTGAAACAGAGAAGGCATCGGATTCACTGGCTGATGAGATCAGCCGTAATCAACAAAATAAAGGAAAACAATGACCGCAAAAGAACAAGCCGCCGCCGATGTCGCCAAGGTCACAAAGATCAAAGGCGTAGTTGAGAGCGCAACCGTGGTTATCAGTGGTTTCGCCAAGAAACTTCAAGATGCCATTGACGCAGCCCTGGCCAACGGAGCCACCGCTGACGAGTTGCAGCCGTTGACCGATCTGGTTGACGCGACTGATGCGTCGTCCGACGTCCTCGCCGCTGCAATCGCTGCGAATCCTTAATCACTTGCTCCCGCCCGGCAGGAGGAACCGGGCGGGGCAACCACACAAATCACATGAAGAAACTTCTGTCTATCGCCTTTCTCGCCGTCATGCTGGAGGTGCCATCTAAAGCGGAACAGTGGTACACCAACGCCTATAACACGAACTGGACGGAGATTTCATCCAACACCATGCCCCTGACGCTGGGGACATTTGGGGATAATTATTCAGGCTCGTTCGCACCTCCAGGGACGAACATTTTGTTGACTCTGCCGGGGAGTATTCACGTCTTTCCGCCAGTCAACGATGTAACGCCTGCTGAATTGCCAGGAGGGTTCTTCGACTTGTTGCCCGCTGGGAACATTGATTTTACCAACGGCGCACCGGATGAAATTTCCTTCCGTTTGCAATACGTGATAATTCTTCCAGCCGAATCTTCGGAGAGCTACACGGCGGGGGACATTGTTGTTGGCCTCTCTTGGTACCCCGATTGGGGTTTGTGGCTCGTGTTCTATCTCGCTGACACTCGTTTTCCGTACGCACGTCCCCCTGAAGAATAACATTATGAAAAACACACTCGCCCTTATTCCGCTGCTCGCGCTCTTGCTCACCGGCTGTAAGACCTCATCGCCGCTCATCAGTCCGACCCTCGTCCAACAAGGCGTGGCAACCGGCGTCAGCTATTCCGTTGCTCGCTATACCAACGCCGTGCCCTACCTCCGTGCCGCCGACACAATCATTTGCTCTGCCGCGAATTCAACCAACATCGCGCCTGCTCAGATTGTGGCGGCAATCGAAGCTGCCGGCCTGACCAAGACGCCTGAGTCGGTACTTATCCTTAACAGTGCACTCCTGCTTTACATTGGCGTGTGGCAGTCTTACGGCAACGACGCGGTGAACAATGTGCCGACGCTCAAGCTGTATCTCCAAGCGACCTGTAATGGCATCCAGCAGGGGCTTGTAGGCGTAGTGGGGGCAACAAGGGGTGTTCCAGACAAGAACTGGCCTGTCGTGAAATTCCAATGACTCTATTATGGGCCATCATTGGGTGTTTCCTTGGAGTCGCGCTTATCGCGTTGGTCGTCATAATGCTGGTCACAATCTTAGGATGAAAGAGAAACAAATCCGTATCGCTGAGTGCGAGACGTGCCTGCGAAAAGCATTGACCGCTTATAACTCGATCTCAGGGAACCGACTCAAGGCGAGCGGTGGTTATGAAGTAGTCCAGGCGTTGGAGAAACGGTTGAAGCGATTACAAAAGGCCAAATGAATTCAGACACACCAAGAACGGACGCAGCCATTGTTGAGATTGATGAAACCGCCTTCGTTCCTTCCGCATTCGCCCGCCAGTTGGAGCGAGAACTGAATGAGGCTCAAGCCAGCTTAAAGAGATGGCGCAAGGCCGCGTCTCCCGTAACCGAAAACCCAAAAGAGGATGCGTTCTACGAGAAGTGCGAGGCAGAGGTAAAATGAAAATCGCGCTCCTTCTAAAGAATTGTTTCGGGTATCGCGTACGTGTAACGAAAGTGAAAATGCGCGACTGCCAAGACGTGCCGAACTTCCTGAAGCGATTCGATGCAGTTCAAAGACGCACCGCAAAATCAAAGCTCCTAATTGGTGGAGCTTGCCTCCTATTACTCGTACTCACCGGCTGTGCTTCCTATCTGCTCCCAAGCGCGAAGCAGATCGCGGCGCTGGCCAAGGACACAAATTCCATCCACATCGTGGTAAATACCATCTACGGGACGGTTCAGTTCGACAGGAACATGGGGGCTGGAGCGATGGTCCCGGTAACATTTCAGGTGAAACCAGCACCATGAAATCACCGCTCGTATTTTTGCTCCTGTTTATCACTGCCTGTGTCGTCGGTCTAATTGGATGCGCCGGTTTCGGCCACGGCACCGAACCGCCGCCGAATATGTTCCACCCCCACTACAATCCGAACACCGGCCAACTGTGGCCATATCCGCCAGACGTGATGATGGCAAGTCTTGGCATGGTTCAGACGAACATCCTTGGCACTGAAGTGTGGTACAGCCCGAAGGTGGTCACACTCACTCCCAATCCAAGGTCGCTACCCAGCACCAACGCTGAAGTCCACACGCGGGATTATTGGGTTGGTTACATCGCGGGCGAGGCTGAGGCTCGGGCTGTGCTGGACAGGTCGCTTAGGCATCGCACAAACTCCGTCATTTATCCGAAATGAATCTACTTTCAAGTGCTCGCCGTTATTCAGAGGAACGCATTCGGAAAGCTGGAAACCACAAATGCGTTAGAACGGGTGCGGGATCGGTTAGGAGATTGACGGGACGTGGAGATAGAATCCTGAAGCGCCCAATCATCATAACTCGATTGTACGAGTGTAAAATCTGCGGGCGTGACATGACGACGTAACCCCTGTAATGAGAACCCGCCCCTGCGTCCCTCTGCTCGCCCTAGCCCTCGCGTTCCTGATTACAAGCTGCAAAAGTTCTCAACCGACTGTCACTGGTTCGGGTTGGGACCCGTTCGGATGGAGCACGAATGAACCGTCTCTGGCGCCGGTAACGAACCGGGTTGCTGAACCAATATGGGGGCCGGTGCCGGGACCATCGAACTAACTATGACCGACACAGAGATGTTGGACTGGTTGAATAAGCAAAAACAGGAACGTTACGCTCACTGGTTAGAAGAAGGTAGATGGCAAGACCCTTCCGTGTCGTGGTGTGTCTCGGCTCACGAACGCTGTGGCATATATGAATTTCCTACAACACTGAAATCAATAGACATCCGCACTGCTATTCGAGCGGCAATGTCTGCCAAACTATAAAATGACAACTGGCCTCGTAATCAATCCCAACCGCCTTCGTCGCAAGGTGCTGTCCGCTGCACCTGTCGAATACGTAACCCCGGCCTACATTGATCTTCGGGCGCAACTGCTCGAATCAAACGATCAGGGCAACGTGCCAGAGTGTGCCGGGTTCGGTATGGCCGCAGTTCTTGAGTACCACAACTGGCGCGAATACGGGATCACCCAGCAGATTGACCCGCACCAGATTTACAGACGGGCTAAGGAGATTGACGGTCTTGAAGGCATCGAAGGCACCACATTGGAAGCTGTCACTCAGGCCGCACAGGACCTTGGTCTAGTCTCTTGGGCCGACAACGCAGCGATCCGGGAAGTATCCACACCTGAACAGGTCAAGCAGGCGCTACACCGCAACGGAGTCTTGCTAGCAGCTTTCCAGATCACGAAGCAATGGGAGTTCGCCGATGCTGAAGGATGGATTCCTGAAGGTGATGACCAGGCCGGGGGCCATGCGGTTGCCCTTGTTGGCTTCGACCAAGTATCACCGAAACCTTTCTTTTCGCTCCAAGGCTCATGGGGGCAACAAGGCTGGCGAGGCTTCAACCGTCTCACCCCGGCTCAGTTCTCCCGCCAGTTCTCCTACGCGCTGGCGTTCAACTTTGGGAAGGCATGAGCTTCGGTTGATCCACAATATCAGCTAACTGGCCCAGTGAGTAAATGACATGGATGGTGTGCCCCAGCTTGGCGCCCCAAGCAATCATGCCGAGTTGTTCGGTTGAGAGTTTGCCGTCCTTGGATTTGCACTCGAAGAAGAACACCCGACCACCATCTGCCAACACTGTGAAATCCGGTTCACCCGCAGTACGCATGGCCCTGTGCGCCATTGAGCCATGAAATGCAATCCAGCCCCTCGACCGGCAGAAGTCCAATATCTGGCTGTGTAGGTCTGATTCATCTGCTACTGCGTCAGGAGGCTTTGAAACGAACTGTTTTTTAATCTGCCTGGCTATGTAGTCCTGATACTCTGCTTGGGTCATTCTCATACAACTGAAGTACTGAAGGGAAGGAAGGAAGGACAAGAAGGGAAGGGAACTACAACTGAGTTGGAACCCTTGTTCCCGGTGGAGAAAGCGATAGCTTTCCCTGTCGGGCGGGGAAGTCTTGTTCCCGTATGGAGCCAAGCGCATAGCAGGCCCCTCTCACGCATCACCCTTCTTCGGCTCGCAGGTAGCTTGGAGCCATCACGGGGCGCGAGTCTGCTACTCCATCGGATATTCTCTGAATGGTGGTGCTGAATTGTTGTCTCGCTCCGCGTTAAGGGGTTGTTTTCACTCGTCAGCCGTATACAGCCTCTGAGTCCTATCATCGGAGCGATAGTCAGGTTACGACCTAACGCAATCGCAGCACCATTCAAAGAACATCCGGTTGTCCGAGTCGTCGCTATCGCGGTGACGTTGCTCGCTGCTGACTTCGCCGGATCAACCCGTTCTGGCCATGTGTGGCACTTTGAACGCCACCGAAATAGACCCCGCCTCGTTTTACCGAGTCGGGGAAGATTCCAGCGGGACTGCTGCAACACATCGCAGTGCTTTAGGCAAGCGTTCAACCGGCCAAACGGCAGTTGGTCGCTGGAGTCTAAAAATGTTCTGTGTTGCGTGCATAGTTCGTACGGTTGAACGCCGCAACTCTGCCTCAAGTCTGGAATGGTGTCAAGGGGCATTTGTTGGGAAACTCCTTGAACGACCAGGCGTTGTCG